CACTTCATCCTGTTCGCTATTAGGTTGGAACGTATTCGGCGCACCGCTGCGAGGTTAACATGGCTTCACAATTACTAGTAGTGAACGGACCGATCATTGCGGCTGGTGAGTCGCTCTCATCCGCTGTTGATTGTTCGGCGGGTCTACCAGTACGGATAACGATGCCGGCAGATTGGACGGCAGCAGGACTCAGTTTTCAGATGTCATCTGATGGTAATTTTTTCAACGATTGTTTTGATAGCACAGGACACGAAATAGTAATGACTGTGATACCTGGGACTGCCGTTCCTATTCCTGTACATTGGGGGAATATGATGGGATGGGTTAAGTTCCGCTCCGGTCCTCGCGAAAATCCGGTCCCGCAAGAAGCCAAGCGGGATTTTTCAATCGCAATGAGCAAGTCTCCAGCAGCCGCAGCATAAAGGATCATAGCTATGGACGGGACCAAGTCATTAATTACCAATGGCGAGTTGATCCTGTACGGAGTGATCGACCCTGAGTCGTGGTTTGAAGACGGGATACGCGCTGTCGATGTTATTGATAGTGTGGCGTCCTTGCCAGCCGGCGCAACGGTCGTTGCCCGTATCAACTCGCCAGGCGGGTCGCTCGCGGAAGGTCTCGCCATCTATAACGTCCTACGCGCCTCGCAGCGTCGCATCGAAGTCATCATTGACGCGATGGCGGCCTCCGCTGCGAGCATCGTCGCGATGGCTGGCGATAGTATCAAGATGATGCAGGGTTCAACGATGATGCTCCATGATCCGTGGGCTATGGTCGTTGGTAACGCAGAAGACCTTAGATCATCCGCAAACGTTGTAGATATGCAACGCCAACAGATGATTGATATTTATTCTAAGCGCACAGGGCAAAGTCGGGAGACTATCCAAGCGATGATGGAAGCGGAGACCTACCTAAGCGCGGAAGACGCAAAGGCAAAAGGGTTCTGCGATATCATTGATGAAGCACAGATGCGCGTCGCAGCTTGCGCGAAGCTTGACGCGGCCGCAATGGCGAAGCTACTTCGCGCAAAGCCGACTATTGCGGCACCCGCCGCGCAACCAAGGAGTCCAATCATGGACAATATGCCTGCCAACGGCGGGACACAAGCCGCCGTTCATACTCCTACTCCACCCACGCCGGAGCCAGTTGTCGCTCAATTGCCGACACCTCCCGCGCCTCCCGCGCCTCCCGCACCTCCTGCGTCACCGACGCTTACGCTTGTGCCTATTCAAGTTGATGTACAAGCGGCAACGCGGGAAGCTATCGCGACGGAACGCGCGCGGGTCGCTGGCATTACTCAGCATGTGCGCGCAGCCAAGCTTCCCGCTGAGTTTGCCGAGGAGTTGGTGAACTCTGGGGTTGAGCTCGCGGCTGCTCGCGAAAAGATTTTTGCGAAGTGGAATGAAATCCACGCGGCGCCCAACAATCCTGATAATCCGGATATCATTGGCGTCAATGCTACCGTCACCGTGGATTATTTGGAGAAGTGGGTTCAAGGCGTCAGCAAGGGCATTATGGCTCGTGCCAATATTACGGGAGGCGAGCGCAACGAGTTCAGCGGACTAACTCTGAGCGAGTTAGCACGCTCAGCGCTCAACCTCCGTAACGTCAAGAGCGGCGCGATGGATCGTATGACTATGATTGGTCATGCTTTCAGTATTCGGGCCGAAGGTCCAGGCTATCACTCAACGAGTGACTTCGGGAACATCCTTGGGAACGTCGCCCATCGTGCGATGATGATTGGTTACGAAGAGATTGAAGAGACGTTCCCGCTCTGGACCGCGAAAGGAACGGCTACTGACTTCCGCCCGATTGCTCGTATTGATCTCGGGTTGTTCCCTGGGCTTGATCCGGTCCCGGAGGGCGGTGAGTACAAATACGGGACGATGGCTGATACCGGAACATCAGTACAAATCGCGACCTACGGCAAGATGTTCGCGATCACTCGTCAAGCCATTGTCAACGATGATCTTGGTTTCTTCAATCGAGTCCCGCGCAAGATGGGACGTGGCGCCAAGCGTACGATCGGCAATCTGGTCTACGCGATCATCAACGGCAATCCGGTAATGCAGGATGGCGTTGCCCTGTTCGCGACGGCGCATGGAAACATCGCGCCTACTGCGGCCGCTCCTACGGTAACCTCAGTGGGTGCGGCGCGAGCGGCTATGGCTCGCCAGACGGACGATCAAGGAATTGGTACCGCAGTTGGTATTGTTCCGAAGTTCGCCCTCACTCCTCCGGAGTACGCGATGGTCATGAACACTGTCATGACTTCAGAACGTATCCCTGGGGACGCCGGTCAGATCAGCAACCCGGTGCGCGGCATTGCTACGCCAATCACTGATGCGCGGTTGAACGGAACTGCTTGGTATATGATATCTGATCCGCAGCAGACAGATACCATCGAGGTGACTTATCTCGATGGGGCAGATACTCCGTTCATGGATCAGCGTGAAGGTTGGACTACTGATGGCGCGGAGTTCAAAGTTCGCATGGATGCTGGCGTCAAGGCGTTGCACTGGCGCGGTCTCTACAAGAACGCTGGCGCCTGATCCGTAACTCCGCAGCATCAAATAGAGGATTAGTAACATGAAAAACTATATCGAAGAAGGTACCACGCTTAATGTGCCGGCGCCAGCAGCAGTTAATAGCGGCGACCTGGTGATCATCGGCAAACTCGTAGGCGTGGCGACAATGAACGCCGCGAGTGGCGCGCTGGTCGCGGTTAAGGTGACTGGCGTGTTCGAGCTACCGAAGGTCTCGGCGGAAGCCTGGACCGTCGGTGCTCCGATCAATTGGGTAGTTGGTACCAAACAGGCCAGTATCGGCGCTGGGACGCTGATTGGATACGCCTCTGAGGTTGCCGCCAATCCATCGTCAGTAGGACGCGTGCGGTTGAATCCTAGCGCGGTCTAGTCTCTCTCCTCATGGCGATCAACTTCAGCGATACGGCATTATTGGCCGGGATGACGGCGTTCGCACGTCCGATCACTATCATCCCGGTTGTCTCTCAGCCAGGCGGCGATCCGTATCGCGTGCGAGCTATATTAACGTCACGCAAATCTGACTTCCAGCTAGACAATGGTTCGGTATTCTCTGATCAAGAAACGACGTTTGGCATTCGGCGCGCAGAGGTCCCAGTGGAGCCGCTCTGTAACGATCAAATATATGTCGATGCTGCGGATTGGCGTAATGATCAAATTGAACCGGGCTACTATCGGATTTCAGATACGGACCTAGATCGACAAGGCGGTATTGTTCTAACAATTCGCAAGACGGATTAAATTATGCCATACGATTGTAAGGCATTATTTGATCAGGCGTGGATGCGCATACAGGCAATTCCTACTATCAAGAAGCTATCGCAAACGCCAATGTATTTGGTTAATCCGGAAGACCTTCCGCGTATGATGATGACGGCGGACACGGATTTTCCGGCCTGGGGAGACCCGACTGCGGGTCCGCCGAAATACGAACCGACAATGACGTTTTATTTTTCGTTAGTGATGGCGGGAGCTATTGATACGGATGATTTGATCGCGATGAACGCGACGATGGATATGGTTGAGGATGTATTGTTGACGGATCCAAAGTTCCTAAAGCAAGTGCGCGGCTTCCCGAATATGCGTAGGCAGAACCCGACCTTTTCATTGATCCATGAAACGAACGTCTGCGAGCTACGTCAGTCGATCTCCTTTTTGATGCATCAGGTAATGTTTGTGCCGACAATTAACGATTACTTCAAGACAATCGGAATCATCGGCAAGCCAGCGCCGCAAGTAGAGAGCGAAACGAAGCCGCTTCCGCCAACGATCTATCGGCAGTGGTCTACGTTCGGCGGTGCGGTCGGGAATATGGTCGTCGTTGAAGCGCCTGATAGCGTGAGTATGACGTGGCAAATGTCAGCGGGTGCGGTGGGCAATATGGTCGTCGTTGAAGCGCCTGATAGCGTAATCATGGCCGGTAGGGTGATGTAATGGCTAGTTATGCGGCAGCGTTAAAATCGGCGCGTATGCAAGCAGTCATCGATGCGATTGACGCTAACATTGAACCGGCCTTTATGGAACTTGGTACGGCTGGTGTGGCGACGGTTATGGTGACCATCACATTGGATGATCCGTCATTCACTGAGGCGAGTGGAGCGATCACGATGAACGGTATGCCAAAGTCGGGTACGGCTTTGGTGGCTGGATCGTTGGTCGAGGCTCACATCAGAGATGGTGGCGGTAATGTTATCATTAGCGGTTTGACGGTTGGACTCAGCGGTGCTGATATCATTCTTGACTTCGTTGATCTTATCTTGAATCAAACCGTCACGATTTCACACGCCAGTATCGCGCATTCACCGTAACAGGAGAACTTCAAATGCTAAAGATGGTGAAAAAAATCCGACCTGTCGTAAAGGTTATGCCAAACGCTAGCCACCCGCTGCTTAGCGAGGAGCGGCCGCATATGACGGAAGAAAAGTTGCGCAAATGGCTGAGGCATCCTACTGCTGGCGGGTTTCCTGCGGAAGGTCCGGCGACTTGGCCGCGAGATAAATTTACGTTTTGTCGTATTCAAGACGGTGACGTGACCGTTGTTGAATCCGACGATGATAAGCCTCACTACAAGCCATCTGAAACTGAACATCGGTAGCTGATCAGCAGCGGCCTAATCAGGAGCAATAGCAATGCCAATTTCTATGGACATTCCTACTTCATGGCGCATGCCGCTTTTCTGGTTGCAGGTTGATCCGAGTATGGCGGGTCTCGGGATCGCGCAATTGGACGGACTTATGGTCGGTCACATGATAGATACAGGACCTGATGCTGGGAACGCAGTTATGAATGTTCCCGTTCCGATCGGATCGAAGGCGCAAGCAACAGCAGCCTTCGGCGCGGGCTCGATGTTGGAGGCGATGTTCAATCGTTTCTTCGATAATAACTTTTCCACGCTCGTTTGGGGGTTGCCGGTTCCTGCGCCTGCGGCAGGAGTGGCGGCGCATGGCACTATTACGGTTGCCGGTCCGGCGACCGATGCGGGGTCGCTGTACGTTTATATCGCCGGCAATTTGGTCGGCATCCGGGTATTGCAGGACGATACTCCAACTATCATTGCTACCAATCTAGCGGCGGCAATCAATACAGGGTCCCAGCCGTTTGGTGGCGTCCAGGGTGGCGTTACATTGCCGGTAACAGCGGTTGCTGCCGCTGCCGTCGTTACATTGACGTGTAAATGGGTTGGCGTTACTGGCAACGATATTGATATCCGCGATAATTATCTTGGCACGCGCGGTGGTGAGGTGATGCCTCCAGGGGTCACGCTTACCTATTCCAATCCTAACACGCCATCCAATTTGGGCGGCAAACTCGCGGGCGGTAGCGGCATTCCGGATTGTGCGACTGCTATTGCCAATCTCGGTGAGTCCGTTAACTTTGAATATGTGGCGTTGCCGTGGACCGATACGAATACTATGCTCGATTGGAACTATGAGTATGGATTTGACGATGGTCGCTGGTCGTGGTTGCGCGAGCAATATGGTATGGTCTTTCAGGCTCGGCGCGGAACTTATGCTGATCATATCATTTGGGCGCAAGACAACAACTATCCGGTTTTATCAGTAATGGCGGTTGAAGTTGATTCGCCATCGCCAGTTTGGGAATGGGCGGCAGCATACTGCTCGATGGGCGCGCGCGCGTTTAATGCTGATCCGGCGCGTCCGTTGCAGACCCTCGGCTTGCAGAAAATTTGGCCCGCTCCGAAGCATACTCAGTTCAATATTACGGAGCTAAACAATATGTGGGGTTTGGCTCGACAGAAAGTCGGATCGCAGAGCATTCCGATAATAATGCGAGAATCAACGACATACCAGTTCAATGAGTATGGCGTGCCGGACGACGCATATGAGGTTCTCACAACATTGGCTACGCTCGCGCGGTTGTTCCGCGATTTGAAGGCGGACATTACTACGAAGTTCCCCAGACATAAACTCTGCGATGATGATACGCGATTGGGGCCCGGTCAAGCAGCTGTGTCGCCAAAGATCATCAAGGCCGAGATCATCGCATACTACGAGTTTGAGGAATATCTTGGCTTGGTCGAAAATTCGCGCCAATTTAAGGCTCATCTGATCGTGGAGCGGAACGTCCAGGATCCAAACCGGCTTGATGTACTTTTCCCGCCTGATATCATCAACCAGTTGCGTGTGTTTGCGGTATTGGGTCAGTTCAGGCTTCAGTATGATAGGTCGATTGACGAACTTGTGGCTGCCTGATCATAACATCTCGAACAAGTAGGAGGTTTAAGTGGGACAAGCTATCGCTGGTACTGCGTTCCTGTTTACTGATGGCGCGCCTATCGCCCTGCGTGGTAACTTGACGATCAATCCGGGTCGCGTCGAGCGCACCGGCCTTGCCGGTCAAGATCGTGTGCATGGTTATCAGGAACTTCCTGCTGTGCCATATATCGAGGCTGACATATCGTTAGACCCGACGATCAACTGGGAGGATGTCGAGCTAGTCACGGACGCGACTATCCAAGCGGACCTTATCAACGGGCACTCCTACGTTCTACGCAACGCGTGGAAGGCGGGACGAATAGAAATGAACACGCGTGAAGGCTTCGCGCGTATTCGGTGGGAAGGGATGAATTGTAGTGAGATGACTTCATGAACGAACATACGACGAAGCCGCGCGGCGCGACGGCGCCAGTAGACCCGCCAGCCGTGAGCATTCCGCCTGAAGAAGAGCGGCGACCATCGGACGATGGTTTGCCGACAGAGGTTAAGATAGAATTGGGCAGACCGATCGCTACTCACATGAGTCCGGTCACGACCTTTCTAACCTTTCGAGAACCTACCGCAATGGATATTGATGCGGTTGGTAATCCAGTCAGCAATGATTTTAGTCGCGGTTGGCCGCCGCTGCCGGTTATTGATTCCAAGAAGATGACATTGATGATGGCGCGCCTCGCCAATATCAGTCCGAAAAGTATCTTGGAGATGAAGGCGCGCGACTGGGCGACGTGTAGTCTGGCGGTACAAATTTTTTTTCTGCCAGACTTGGGGAGACTATGATATTGAATTGCTACCGTTTGGCGAAATACTATTCGGTCTCTCCAGATGTCTTTCTTAGAAAGCCGATCAGCGAATTGAGTCGTGACGTATATTATACCAATCGTCTAATTGAAGAGATCAACTCAGCTCAGGAACGCCGCTAGATGCCCGACGACGCAGTATTAAGAATGGTAGCGAGGCTGGTCGATGAGACCAGCGCGCCGCTCAAGCAAATGGAGCGGGCATTCTCTGATTTCAAGAAGACTGCCGACACCGAGGGAACAACAGCAAAGTTTAAGGGTCTCGGCGGTTCGGTCAAGGGGTTTGGCGACGCAATCAATCAAGTTGCTTCTCCGGCACTTTCGTCATTCGGGATTAAAGCCGGGTTAAGCATAGCGGCGGTCACCGGATCAATGATCGGGTTGACCAAGGCTGCGATTGACTACTCAAGTACTCTTGGCTCGTTGAGGAATACTGCTTCGATTTTGAATATGAACGCAAGTTCTGCAATCAATTGGGACCGCGCGATGCGGGCGGTAGGCATCGAAGGAGGTCTCAAAACATTTAGAGGTGTCGCGGATGATATGCTGGAGATTGGGCAGAACATCGATGGCGTTCGGGCAAAGTGGGCGGCGGCGGGGTTAGATAATCTGTATCAAAAGATTTTCCCTGCTGCTGCTGCCGGTGATTCAGAAAAGTATCTCGAAGGTCTGATGGAGCATCTGAAGAAATTGCAAGAATTTAATCCAGCGTTGGCGGCTGGCTTTGCTCGCGAGTTCTTGAATACAGATGAGTCTGTACCTAAGTTGTTAGCTGGTTATGAACGAAAAAAGCAAATGAAGGAGATGGACCCGGACGAAGCCAAGAAGATGTTTGAGAACGCCGCGAAGCTAAAAGCGACGATGGCGGACTTCTGGACTACTTGGGATAAGTTCTACGAACAAGCTATGGTCGGTTTGATTCCTGGCATCGATAAGATGATGAAAGGAATGACGGCTGGATTTGAAAAATTGCCGGAGTATGGCGAACGGTTCCTCAATTCACCATTAGGTCAATTATTGCTAAAAATGTTAGAGCGGCCACCGGAGCCTCCTGAAGATGAGAAGAATAAGCCACCACCAGAGGTTGATCCTAAAACTGGTTTGGATAAACTAGGGCGAGATCAAGCTGCGCGTGATGCTGCAGGCGGATGGATACCGCAAGCAATTCGGAAAGGTCAGGAAGCGATAGACAAAGCAACCACTGGCGAGGTAAAGCCGAGAACCGCAACGCAGCCGATTACCGTACCTGTTGAAAAACTTTTCCAAGGGCAAACCAACAAGGAGGAGCGGGACGCGCTTCTTGCTCAAGGCGCGGATTTGACTATGCCGGGGTATCCAGTCGCGCCAGCCCCAATGCCAGATTGGTATGATCAACTTGATCCAGATAAACAAGGACCGAAGTTGTCGCCTTACGGCCCGGATGAAGATACAACTATTCCGGATATTAGGAACCTCCTCAAGCCGACTGCGCCAGCTAAAGCAGATGTCAATAATCTTTCGCCTACTATGAAGTTGTTGCATCAACAACAGGCGCCTCCGCGCACACAACCTAGTGTTCCGCTGCCAACAGAACCTCCCGCGAGCGGCGATGATGTTAAGGAGAGCGCGAAGCAGGGTATCGTTGAGGGTATGAACGCATATGCTCAGAGCCAAAATTTAGCTAAAGGATTGAAGCTTGAGGGACCTACCGCTGATGTAAAACGATCAAAGGAAGATATAAAATCTGCCGTTGATGTTATGAGTAAACTAGGTGGCGATGAAGTTGATCCATTGCGGAAAGCGACGGCGCCATATAGCAAGCCAGGATTAGAACAAGAGACGAAGACTGGAGATCAGGCGCGGCGATTACAGCAAAGCGCGACTGAGCAATTAAACGATATACGACAACCATCCAACGAGGCGATGAAACGATTATCGGATGATGGTTCAACCTTTCGTAAGGAAGATGATGATAAACTTAGGCAACGGTTATTACAACCGCCGCAGTTGATGACGCCTAGCATCGATCCGCAAGCATTCAGTACTAAGGTCGAAGGGTCCGCGACGCTGAAGGTTGATATCGCCGCGCCTCCCGGAACGAAGGCGGTTGTTGATGCCGATGGATTATTTAGTCAAACCGAAATGAAGCGACGGCGTGCTTGGCAGATGGAGAAGACCGCGTTCAACGATGGGTTTGATAGCTAATGCCCGGACGTACTCAATATGGGATGCCGTCTAATCCGTGGCGTGATAGGTATCAGCAAGCCTCATTTCGTGGCGCCATCTTCTATACTGAAAACGATGCTCGCGCTTCAGGACGCCGCGTGGCAGTTCATCAATATCCGAAGCGTGATACGCCCTACTCTGAAGATATGGGGCGGCGCGCGGTTCAACATCCTATTACAGGTTATCTGATTGGCCCTGATTATATCGGACCGCGCGATGAGCTAACAGATGCTTTAGAGAAGGAAGGGCCAGGTCAATTAATTCATCCGCTCCTTCGTCCGATGCAAGTTATCTGTACAAATTATACAGTAACTGAGACGCGTGAGCGAGGAGGTTACTGTACTTTTGAGATGATGTTCGTAGAAGCGGGCTCCGATGCTGGGTCATCACCGACGCAGGATACAGCAGCTGCTGCTTCACAATCTGCGAACAGCACGTCAGCATTCGCTGCTGGAAATTTGAATTCTCAAGTAGATGCATTTAACGGAACCAATAGATGACATTATCGGAGCTAAAAGAAGCAATGGCCATCGTTCAGTATTTTGCGATGGCGATTATTACAACGGTGCCTGGTGCGCAGACTGGGCGTCAATCATCTGATGTGCGCCGCGTAGCGAACGACGTTTATACGAATGCTGAATTGCTGTTGAGGTATGGAACCTTAATTGATGGATCGCATATTGGCGATGCTATGCTTAATATTGTTACAACGGCGGTCGCTGCTGGGGCGACCTTTGACAATATGTATCGTGTGTTAACTGAGTTCCATAACCAACCTGTCATTACATTACCAGGACAAGCGGTCAAGGATGCTGGTATCATTTATTTGTTATCTGCGTTAGTTCTAATAACCGCTAACACTACGTTTGTTAGTCGGCAGGACGTTAATTCGTATCTTACCCGGATGCTGAATGGTTTTACACCATCAGTTGAAATTTTGGCGGATCGTGGTGACATAGAAAATTATCGGGAAGTTCTCGCTCTACAGGCCGCAATGGTTCATGATTTGACGGTGCGCGCGCGACCTTTGCCGACGATTATCAATTATACAACAGCGTCTCCGTATCCGGCTTTGAAATTAGCGAACTGGCGTTATCCCGATGCGACCCAATCTCCATTCAATACTGATCTGCGGGTATCCCAACTAATCACAGAAAACAATATCGTTCATCCGGCATTTTGTCCGGTTGAAGGAATATTGCTTACAGCATAGTTATGCCAAAGCGAAAAGAGACCGTTGATCTACAAATAGGCTCGCAAGTCTTTAGTGCGTGGGAACAGATACAAGCTACAGCGGAGTTTGGAACGCTGCGTGAATTCGCGTTCCTAGCTACCGAGGCTGTATCGTCGTCAGGCGGTCAGTCATCTCCAAATTGGTCAACGTTACAGATTATTCCGGGTGATGATTGTACGGTTAAGTTTGCTGGCGAATTGTTTCTGACCGGTACAGTGAATTGTCGTAACGCGCACTATGATGCTTTTCAGCATAATGTTTTAATCTCTGGAAAGTCAAACGCTGGGAAGATTACTGACGCTTCGGTTCTCCCGCAGGATCATAACGGCGGTCAATTTCTTAATCAGAAATGGCAAGCGATTGCGACTGCTGTGTTAAAGAAACAAGGCGTTCAGTTGGAGATGAGAGGGTCTACTCAATTATCTGAGATGCAGATTGATGATGCTCAGATTATGCCTGGTGAAACAACTTTCAATTTTCTAGGTCGATTGGCGAGGCATCGCGGGATTACCCTGTTTGATGATGAGCATGGTAAGGTGATTGCATACGCTTCTGTTACCGGCTCTTCAGGTGGAAGTTTAATTGAAGGGAAAAATATTCAATCAGCTTCGTGCCGAATAGAGAACACTACAATATTTTCCAAACATGTTGATGATGGGGCGACGAATGGTAAGGATAGTTATTGGGGTAGACGCGCGGCGCAGGCAGCAGCGCACGCGGATAATCCGGGAGCGAAAGGATTGGGCTACAAACCATATTTGTTTCTTGGGGATCGGCGGTTAACGACGCAGGAAGCAATCGGACGTATGGATTATGAAACGCTGTGGGTCTTTAACGACAACATCACGGCTGATATTGTTGTTTATGGGTGGCAAAGCGATGGCGGTGAATTGTGGAAGGTGGGTGATAGCGTGAACGTTGATTCACCTATGCTGATGCTCAAAAATAATAAGTTATATATTCAGCGTGTAACTTTCACTCAGGATAACGAGCAAGGGTCGTTGGCAAGTTTGCATGTGGTTAGCAGGTTAAGTTCGGCGCATCTTAACTTCGATGTACCAGGAGGAGCGAGTACGCCACAACCGGCTAAACCAGGGCCAGGCTAAATGCGATCAACCCCATATGATATGGCTACTCGCATTTACAATATGCTATCGCGGGCGATACTGGTAAAGAAGGTTGATGATACGAAGCTACTTCAAGAGCACGACATCGAGTTGTTTGCGGAAGAAAAACGTATAGGCGTTGAGCGCTTTCAATTTCCGTTTTTGACGTCGGTTCCGCACGTTGAGAATAGTTTGGGTAACCTCAAGAGATTGCCGCAAGCATTGGCGGGGTTCGTACTCATATGGTGCTTATAGCGGCTGATGATCGCCGCTACCGGATTACAGGATTGCAAAATGGCGAGTTGATGATTTATGATGATCAAGGTCAGCAGGTTCATATAACGCGCTCCGGGATTAATGCTTCGGTTCCGCACGATTTGGTTCTTGATTTTCGTATAATGAAAAAAGATAAGAACACTCCAACTGATCCTTTGAGTGCGCTTGGTATGGATATGAAAAAGGAGGATCGGAAGAAAGCAATTCAGGCGACCAAGACCGATATGAAAGACGATGTGTTAGCTACCGTTCATTTTGATCGTAAATCGTTTACAGTTACTCATCGCAATAAAGATACGTACAAGGACGAAGGTGAATACAAGCCACAGATTAAACACCAGATCATGGACAAGGATGATCCGAAGACCATCTATTCTTCGATGGTCATGGATATGGATGGGATCACTTGGACGACGACGGGGACCTTAACTTGGAACGCTCCGACGATGGCGTGGAATGGCGGCGACAATTCAAAGATGAACTGGAACGCGACGCACATGACTCATGATTCGGTTGAGACCCATGATATCAAGGCAATCCGCACAACGATTACTAGCAAAGCGCCGAATCAGAACGAGGCAAAATCGCTGATCGAGTTGGTAACGCCATCGGATAGCGGCGGTCAGGTAATACTCGGGACCGAGCAGACAGGCGACGATAGCAAGGCTCGACAAGTCGTCACCGTTCAGGGCGACGCGAAGCACGTTAAGGCGTTGCCTGCCTGATGTCGAAAATCCACATCATTTCGGCGATGGGGGTTGCGCCGGAACAGCCGATCAATGCCGCGACGCTGACTGATTTGGATACGGTTGATTCTAACCGTGTCCATATCGTTGGCCCGGTCTCTCCAGCTCCGGTCGTTACGATTACCTCATTTGGTCCCGGTACGCTGGTCGAGAAGCGCTGCCGGTTTGATGCTCGTATTATTATCCAGCATGACCCGGTGCATCTCATTTTGTTAACTGGGGCAAATCGCTCCGCGAATGCTGGGGATGTCGGTGAATATTTCGCGGATCAAAACGGTGTGTGGCGAGAGGAGTCATGGCAACCAAAATCGTCAACCATTACTTATACGACTTCACAAAACATTTTCGTTCCGTTTCCCTTTACCAAGGCGTTCATTAAACTTGTAGGTGGCGGAGGTGGAGGCTCGAATGCTAGTGGCATACCTCGTGGCGCTGGCGGGTGCGGCGGTTATCTGGAAAAAACATTAACCGGACTTGTTCCGGGCGCAACAATACAGTTTACAGCGGGTATTGGCGGGCTTGGTAGCCAGAATGGCGGTCAGAGCCTGTTGCAATCAGGCTCGCTAACTATACCAACGCTAACAGCCAACGGAGGTAGTTCTGGTCTTAATATAGGCGCGGCTACGTCCCCGGGCGGAACCGCAACTGGCGGTGATGTGAACATAACGGGCGGCGCTGGTCACGGAATTGTCGGCGGGTCGGCAACAGTCGATGGTACCTATGACTCGCACAGCAATGCCATAAGTCCGGCACAAACAAGCGCAGTCAATGTGGGAGGATTGCCGTTAGGCGGTGGCGGTATTACCGTGACTACCGGCGCAGCGCTTCCAGCCGCTCCCGGTCTCTGCATCATCACTTGGTCGCTTTGATATATGGGACAGGATAAATGGCCGATATTCGTATCATTAATATCGTAACGCTTCAGCCGTTAGTGACGATGGACATTTTGTTAAAGCCAATGGGCACATTAGATGAGACGCAGGAACTCGCTACCAGTTTATTGATTGCGCTTGGTACTGACGGTCTCGCGGACATTGATGATGATTTGCCAGATTTGCTAGGCCCTGATGGGGTTTCTGATCGGCGCGGATGGTGGGGCGATCTAGATGCCGAACTCCTATATGATGGTTGGCCAATCGGGTCGCGTCTATGGGAGCTAATGCGCGCGAAGATTACGCCCATAGAGGCACGCATAGGTTCTACGCTTGGCCGCGCCGAGATTTACACGCGTGAAGCGTTACAGCCATTCATAGATCATGGTGTTTGTACACGAATTGATGTTCGCGCGGAGCGTACTGATCGTGATACCATTCAAGTTGGCTTTACGATGTATCGTGGCCCGCTTCCCGCAATCGCGTTGCAATTCCAAAACTTGTGGGATGAGATCAGGCAAGTCTCGTGGCAAGACCCGTATCAATCCAAATAAATAGGAAGTCACATAATGCCATGGACGACGCCAAGCTTGCGGGACGTTCGCGCCATGACGCGCGACGCTATTGCCGCGACTATGGCGACAGTGATCGTTCCAAAGCAACGTATTCTAGCGGCGCTCAATGCGGCAGCGACCCTCGGCAACTCTATGCTGCGGGTGCTGTCGGACGCGACTTCAGGTCTAGCTCATTTGGTGTTGCGCTATATAGATTGGCTAGCTAAACAATTGATGCCAGATACAGCAGAAACGGAATGGTTAGACCGTCACGGGCAAATCTGGCTGACAAATTCTGATGGAACGCTCGGACGGAAGGCGGCGGAATTTGCAACTGGCACCGTGACTGTGACTGGTACGCAGGGTACTGTCGTACCAGCGGCAGCACAATTATCAACTACAGACATTAGCTTTGAAACGCTAACGCAAGTTAGCATCTCAGCATCAGGTTCATCTGTGCCAGTGCGAGCACTCGATCCTGGTGCAATAGGTAATCTCGTGGTCGGAGATGTTTTACAATTTGAGGTTGTCGTTGATGGTATTGATAACACAGCAATTGCTAATAATGATTTTCATGGTGGCGCAGATACCGAGACCGACGACGATTTGCGAGCGCGCGTACTTGAGCGCATCCAACAGCCCCCGATGGGAGGATCGCAAGAGGATTATGTTCGCTGGGCGCTGTCCTTTGGCGGTGTAACGCGCGCATGGGCGTATCCGTTGGAATTGGGACCGGGTACGGTCGTGATTAGATTTATGATGGATATATTGCGCGCTGACAATTACGGTATTCCTACAGCAGAGGATGTTCTGGCTGTGGCCCAGTGGATTGATAAGGTACGTCCGGTTGCTGTGAAGGATATTTTTGTTGTTGCTCCAATTCCGTATCCGATTAATTTTACGCTTAGATCAGTGGTACCGGACACGACAGCAATTCGCGCCGGGATTGAATCCTCCGTTAGACATATGTTTCTGACACAAGCAATACCGGGCGAAACATTGCATAGGAGTTCATTAGATGAGGCTCTTAGTCAGGTTGTTGGACTCAATACTTATGAACTAACCTTTACAAGCACACCGATGCCTGACAATGGGCATCTTCCGATCTTGGGCTCTATCATCTACGCACCATAAATGGCATGGATCAGATTGCTGTTGTAGATCGCCATCTGCGGCGTACTGGAGATGATTACGCGGCTGCGCTCGCGGATTTATTGCCCACAGGTCCGGTGTGGCCGCGTGATGAAGACAGCGTGCTCATGCGGTTAGTGCGTGGCCTCGCTAACATTTTTGGTTTCGTTGATAGTCGCGCTGCTGATTTTTTGGAGACTGAATCCGATCCGCGTAAGACTATAGAAATGTTGGATCGATGGGAGGAAAATTGGGGCCTTCCTGATCCTTGTTTCAAAAGTGCTTTGACGCTCGCTGAACGGCAAAAAATGCTGGTCTTTAAGATGACCCTGCTCGGTGCTCAAAACCGACAGTGGTTCATCGATGTTGCGGCTTGGCTTGGCTATAACATTTCAATCAGTGAGTTTGCTCCGTTCACTTGCGGTGTATCGCAAGTTGGTGATACGCGAGGAATGGAATTGTGGAATGATACGCCAGGGCAGCATCCAGAACTTATGGAGGATTTTCGATGGGAAATCGGTCCGCCTGAAATTCGATTTTTTTGGCAAGTCCATGTTCATCTAGCTCCGCTGATGTGGTTTCGGGTCGGATCCGGTGAAGCCGGATTGGACCCGCATTTGAGGATTGGTTACGCGCAAGACCTTGAATGTTTAATTGATCGGTGGAAGCCAGCTCATACATTGGTGGTTTATGATTACAGCAATCTTACACCACCAGATAAATATGCAGGACTGCCATGAAATATGAGCCGCCATTTGCGAGTCCTGATCCAAACGCGCCTTACATTAATAGCGCGCGTGGTAAGGGGATCATTGGATCGAAGCCAAGTGGGGCTACTGTTGAGAACCCGATGCGGGAACTCACAAATATAATTACTAATTCACAACAGGCTCCGACTGATGACGATTTGATGCAAGTTACGCGATCTGTTCGCGACGGACGTTTGAATTTTTATATTGATCAAGGAACAGCAAATCAATTAGTTCTACCTCAACTGTCGCCGCCGATTACGAGTTACGATGCTGGGTTAGAGTTGCGTGTATTAGTCGCGCATAGCGTAACCGCTGGCGGGACGACAATTCAGATTGGCGATCTTCCGCCAGCCGCTGTTACGAGATTAGGAGGAGCTGATCTAAAGGCCAATGATTTATTGGCTGGACAGATTGCAGATTTAGTTTGTGATGGCACGAACTTTCAAGTTCAAAACTTGGGTATTGCGGATCAGGCTGGTGCCGGTAATGTTGACCGATATGAAATTTATATACCGTATGTCCATGATACAGGCACTGCGAATAATTTAATTGGATTGTATGTTCCGCCTATTCCTAACATCAACGAGGGGCGTACTTGTGAGATTAAGTTGGCGAACAATACGACGGGTCCGGTTACATTCAAACCTAATAACTTTCCTGCCTATCCGGTGGCGCATCCCGATGGCTCGCCTATCGGTCCCGGTGATGGGGTCATCAATCAGATATGGCTTTTGGTTTATGATGGCGGCGTGTGGCAGTTGGTCAGTAGTCGCGCGGACCCGAATGCACTTATTGTAAGAAGGCCGAAGCGTTCGTTGCAGTTTCAAGACCCCAATGCGGGGTGGTTTGGAACCTACACTTCTTTTCCGTTTATGAAACGGCAAGCTACGGCTGCTGGTAATAGTAACATTTGGACCTTTAGTACATTCATTCGTTGGCCGGTTACAATTCCGCGCCCTAATGTTTATCCTGGTGGGCAAACCGATCTGAGAGAGTTTATTGTATCCGCCGGTGATTCTACAGGAACGACTGTTGGTGGTAGGGGCGATGTGACTTGCTTAGAATTTGAGGGCGGTGATCTTGATACTTGCTTGTCAACTTTTTGGGCTAACACTACTGTTCCGAAAACCGGATATGGGGATGCGACTAATCCGGCGACACATAATGGAATTTTTCAGTGGGGTGTATTCAAGGATCAAAATTGGCATCATCTATTGTGGCGGGCTGATGCGATCACCGCGCATCAAACTGAGGTTTGGATCGATGGCATTCTCGTAAACGCTGGGCCTGTAACTACTCCGAGCACGATGAATGCAGCGCGCCTCCACGCGATTGGAACTGAAACGGGTCCCGACGAAGTCACTTCAATTATTCCGCTGCAACCATCAAGCTACGGTTGTCGTGCCCGGATGGCTGAGATTGTTATGGTTGATGGGCTATGGCTGGATTGGGATTTCTTTGCTTACAATATTGGCGGCATAATGATTCCGAAAGAGATGAACATTGGCGGGATGAATTTCGGAACAAATGGCTTTTATTTGAATTTCACCGATGGTAGCGGTACGACCGAAACAAGTTTGGGAAAAGACTACAGTCCGAACGGCAACAATTTCACGCCGGTGAATTTTACTACAGAACGCCTACATCTCGACTATCCGGGCAATCCTGATTCTACAGAAACCTTTGCAACATTCACTAACGGCGGTTCGTGGCCGACTGGCTTGCCGCCAGGTTGGCGCACTTCAGCAGGATAAATCATGCCAATCATTACACACGACAGACCTGATCCGAAATACTATCGTAACATTATCCAGTATGATGATGGGAACTGGGCAGCGGACCCGCTTCCAGTTGATGATACGATAGTCTATCCGGTCAAGGGTGGCTATGGAAGCGTTGGTTTACCTCAGCCAGGTTTGCGTACGACTATTTCAAAGCCTGTGGCAACTATAGCGATGCAGTTAATCAACAAATATGCGCCGAACGATTTGCAACGAAACGCTCTCTATGTGTTGGCGACACAAACATCAGGAACTGTTTGGACGAATGCTAAGGCAATGATGGATTGGATCGTTGCGGTCAATGCTTTTAGAGATGCAGAAATTGCTCGCGTCAAAGCATTAAACTTTAACGAACTTGTCGCGTATCTCCCGCCTGTTGGCGTTTTTCCACCTTGGCCTGCGCCGCCATCCGGGTTAACGCCGGTGGCTTCAGTGCGAGTAGGGTCCGCTGCCCATAAGCTTCGCTTTTCGTAAAAGGAGAAATGCAAGTGCAGTATCAGCCTCCGTATGGGCCTCCGGGCGCTATTGACCCGAATGCTTCCTACATAAATGGCGACCCAACAATTGGTCGTGAGGGGTCCGTGCCGCCTGCCGCTGCGTTTGAATTCCCGCAGCGAGAGATCGTAAATCTCATTAGCAACTCGCAACAGGAGCCGACGGATCAAGACTTGAATCAGATGACGCGCGCCGTTCGTGACGGCAAGCTTATTTATTGCTTAGATAGCGGTCCACTTAATACTGTGCAAGTCGTTAATCTTACTCCTGAGATTACAACATACACTCGTGGTTTGACGCTGCATGTTCTGATCGCCCATACAATTACAGGGCCAACGACCATAGCTATTGGCAGCATCAATCCTACAGCCATCAAGCGCAGAGACGGAGCCGAACTACAGGCCAACGATATGGTCGCTGGTCAAATCGCCACTCTGGTCTGCGATGGTACGTATTTTCAATTACAGAATATGGGCGCTGATGGTTCTGTTGGTGGCGTAACGACATTACACAATGTTGATATTCCGTATGTTCACGATACCGGCGCACTCGATCCGAATTGGACTGATGCAAAGCAAATCGTCAAAAATCATTTGATTGGCCTCTTTAGTCCTGTCCTGCCTGATATCAAAGAGGGACGAACGGTTGAGGTTAAGCTTGATCAAGTGATTCAAGGTCCGACCGATTTTGCTCCTAATAACTTTCCAATTCATCCCGTCGCCCATCCGGATGGCTCACCTATTGCAGCGGGCGACGGAGTTCCTAATCAGATATGGCTTCTCGTTTTTGATTCGGTGCAGTGGCAATTGCTGGATGTTTTTAATTCAGGGGTACAGCCAGGACCCGCGCCGACACCCGTGGCTTATGACGGCAGATCACTTCAGTTAGCGGCTCCGGGCACTAGCTTTGAACTTGGCGTTAATCAGCCACCATGCCTGCTTCGTACGCCATCAATGAATACGAATAGGCAAGTGTGGTCGATCAGCGCTTTTGTAAAGAAAGCTGTGCCACAAACCTATGCTTATGGCGTTGGGAGTTGGAGCGATCCGGCTGGACCTGATTATTTGTTCATGGCTGGTGATGCTGGCGGCGCTTGGTGGGGCTGTACCATGAATGCCTTTATATTGACGGCCAATGCTGACCTTAGCGGTGGTAACATTTTTAATATGTGTTGGAATAACTCAGGCGGCCAAGTTGCCGGGATTGGGACGTATGAATCCTATACCGGAATGACGAATGGCTATTATACGTCAGGTGTGTTCGTTGACAACAAGTGGCATCATCTTCTGTGCTGCGCCGATGGCGCCTTCATCTACGCTTATCTTGACGGAATTTTGAAGAGCAAGGGTGCGGTCAGCGGCAACAGTCCTTGGAACAGTACATTGCAGCAATGTATCGGAACATTTTATAGCTGTAGTGGAATGCCGCAGCTAGGTCCGTCCAATGGCGTCTACGGAACATCCCGATTGCGGTTTGCAGAAATTATTGGTGTAGATGGTCAGTGTCTCGGAGATTATACAAAATTTGCTCAAGCAAAGAATGGCATTCTTGTTCCGAACGATCCGAGTGATATTTTGAAATTACCCTTCGGTCCGAATGGATTTTATTTGAATTGGCAAAATGCGGTTGACTCTACAGCGACTGGATTAGGGAAAGACGCAAGCGGCAATAACAACAATTGGACGCCAAACAATCTCGATTTGTCGCATCTGCAAACGGACTTTCCGGGCAAACAGCAAGCATAACAAATGTGTACCTTTTGTGAAGAAGCAAGACGTAAGATGGCGCGACTAGCCGCTATCGTGGAAGCGTGGACTAGAAGCAGGACAGGAGTTAGTTCGCAGACTGCGGCGGCAATTGACGCTATTTATCGCGAGCAGTATCGAAGTGTTTCGAATGGGGAGGATCGTTTAGATGTCAACAATCACAACAACTAGACCTGATCCGAGATATTATATGAACATCGTTCAGTTGCCAGACCTTACTTGGTCATCTGATCCAATGCCACTCTATGATATTCAACTCATTCCTCCGGGCTACACAAGCGCCAATACACAGAATATGCTTCTTGTGAAGGGGCTCACAACAAAGACTGCTGATAATGTTACTGAGCAAGCCGCGCAATTAATTAATAAATATGCACCGGCTGATGTTCAGAGAAATGCTCTTTACACGTTGTCAACAACAACGTCTGGCACGCCCTACACCAACGCAAAGGCTACGATGGATTGGGTGAAAGCAGTGAACGCTTATAGAGATACGCAAATTGCTAATGTTCAAACTTTGAATTTTAGTCAACTAGTCGCTTACATCGTCCCCGTTGGTACGCCGCCTTGGCCCGCACCGCCGTCCTTCCTAACACCGCAATAAAAGCCATGTCTACGAACATTCTCTATATGCCTCCCGTTGTGATGGACATGACCATCGCGACCAATTCTGATTGGCTTGATGGTTTAGAATATTGGGATTTGCAAACTCCGCAGCAACCGATTGATTTGTCCGGTATCGAATTTGAAATGGAAGTGCGGGTGAATCCGCCTGCGGCTACAGTTGTGATCTTGGCTTCGACTGGGAATGGTTTGATTCAAGTCTATAGCAATACATGGTCATTGAAAGTTCCAGCTACAATAATGGCGCTGATTCCTCCCGCAGACTACGTTTATGATCTACTTGGCCGCGCGGACGGTTACACGCGGCAATTGGCGTCCGGTAGTATAACAGCAATGTTGGGGATAACCCGATGACCATCAACTCAGTTACGGTCGTCAATGGTAGCGCTGGCAACATTGGTCCGCCAGGACCTGCTGGGCCGAGTTATAATGGCACTAGCACTTCGATCTTCGCCATCAGCGTTGGTCCAAAGACATTTATCACACAACCTGATTTAGCGTATTTGCCGGGAAGTCGAGTGCGGTTCTCATCAGCCGCATTGCCTATTGATGATTGGATGGAAGGTGTTGTTGCGTCTTATACAGCTGGCGTCATGTTGGTGACGATTGATCTAATTAGTACTACACGCGACGCAAATACTCACAACGATTGGAACTTGAGTTCCACAGGTACTCCCGGTGAGAAAGGCGTCAACGGCGCACAAGGCGTAGCGGGTCGTCCTGGTAATGTGATTTGGCATGGCGTGGCCGCACCAACCCCAAGCAATCCGGTCTCTCCTGTCGATGGCGATTACTATCTACAAAGCAATCCAGCTGTGCCAGGATCGGCAGCGTATCTGTGGGGACCTTATTTGCACACAGCCTCGCCATCATGGGGCACGTCAGGTTTGCTGCTCGCGGTCGGTCCTACTGGACCGGCTGGACCTACAGGAGCTACCGGACCTGCTGGAGCTACCGGACCTGCTGGAGCTCAAGGCGCTCAAGGTCCGTCCGGCACTCAAGGACCTGCTGGCAATGCCGGGCCACCCGGAGCTACTGGGTCTGGCTACGGCGGATTTTCAACAACATCAGTAGCGGTTGCGATAGGCTCTATCAGTCTTACGCTGACTACGACAGGATACGCTTATGTCGTTGGGGCGCGTATTCGAGCAGCTTCGCAATCATCTGGCGAATGGATGGAAGGTGCTATCACAGCCTACAGTGGCAATATCTTAACTTTTACATCAAGTCTCGTTAACGGTTCTGGTACGCACGCTGATTGGAACATTAGCATCGCTGGTGTTCAGGGTGTACAGGGGCCGACTGGCGCATCGGGGTCCGGTACAGGCGATATGCTTGCGGCAAATAATCTTTCGGAACTTACTAATAAACCGCAGGCACGTACCAATCTTGGACTTGCGACCGTCGCAGCAACTGGTGCTTATGCTGACTTATCTGGAAAGCCACTACCACCAACGCAGCGCAACGTCACGTCGTCGCCCATTACGGTTACGGCAACCGACGAAATTATCAACTGTAATATCACGTCAGGTTCTGCATCTCTCAATCTTCCAGCAGCATCCACGCGGGCGGGTAGGCCAATTCTCATCAAGGATGTTGGTGGGCAATTCTCAGCGCATCCTTTAACTATCAACTGTGCTGGTGCGGAAAAAATGGATGGGATCGCCAGCATTTCGCTCAACACTAACTATCAATTCCTGCGGCTCGTGCCCGCTAATGACGGAGCATCTTCAGGATGGTCAATCGTCTAAGGATATTAATCGCTCTTGCGCTGGTCTTGTGGTGGGCTGCGCCTGCGCAAGCCCAGTGCTCGGGGCAACCTAATGCCAATCAAGTTTGCGCTGGACCGAGTTCCGGTGGCTCCGGCTTGCCTAGTTGGCGGACTTTGATAGGGGCGGACTTACCAACAATTCCAGCATCCCCAATAGCCGTTAATAGTACAACGATCACTGGCGGCGTTTCGGGGCGCATTCCCTACAACAACGCTGGTACCTATGGCGAGTTCGTCATGGGCGGTGACTGTACGTTTACTGCTCCTAGCATTACCTGTACTAAAACCGGAGGCGCTGCATTCGCGGTATCCGCTACAACCGACGCGACCAACGCGACCAACATTGGTAGCGGTACGCTCAACAGCGCGCGGATAGATCAAGCAACCGCCGCGAATTTCATGGCAGCTACAACTAACAAGATACTTCCGGCTGATAAAGTTTTTACTGCAGAGGTGCCAGTTTCGGCGGGTGCGGCTACGCTGAATCTCGACTTCAATACATTTATCAACGTCGCGGTCACGCTCGGTATTAACGTCACCACGCTTACTTTTAGCAACGTGAAGGCAGGGCAAGCAGGTGTGATTAGATTTGTACAAGACGGAACAGGGTCGCGTACAATCCCGGCGACCATTAACTCAACGCTGAAATGCGCGGGCGCATGTAACTATGTACTCTCGACTACCGCAGGCGCGGTTGATGCTATCGGCTACACTTGTGTATCTGCTACGTATTGTATCGGTGGCGCATTGCTTAAGGATGTGAAATAGTATCATGCGCTGGCGTTCGCTTCAAAATGTTCTGATTGTTTGCACGCTCGGAGCATTGCTATCGCAGAGTGCGTTTGGGCAGCTACCCGGTACACATTTAGCTCCGGGTATGCGCTCAACGGGTGTTTCTGGAGTGCTCGATTGTATCGGCGGTGCTGTTACCTATTCCGGCGGTAATACGATTCATACATTCACGACTGTAGGGAATAATGACTTCTATTGTCCTACTCAACGAACAATCAACTATCTAGTTGTTGCTGGCGGCGGCGCAGGCGGCAACGCTTATTATGCTGGCGGCGGTGGCGCTGGCGGGAGGCTCACCGGCACTGCGACTGTTAATGCTGGCACCAGTAGCGTTATAGTTGGGGCGGGAGGCGTTAATGTAGGAACAGCAAACACTCAAGGTGGGAATGGTAGCAATTCACTTATATCAACTCCTGGCGGTGCAGGGTCGTGGTTTACTACAATCGTTGCTCCAACGCCTCTTGCTAGTTACGGATCGGGTTGGGGTGGATACGAGTTACGCACTCGAATAGCGGTCTCTGGATTTGCAGGAACCGCACCGATATCGGGGACGCAATTACGAGTTACGCTGAGTGGTGTTTCTGGCGGCAACGTAATGAACGCGATGTATTGCGGTCATGCGGCTGCAGCTTCTCCTAGTATGAATTATGATGGAAATCAAGTTCAGATAAAGGTTGGCGGCAACGGAGCCATCACCGCCCCAGTAGCTCCAAGCACACAAGTTTCGGATGCGGTCAATTTTTCATTTTCAAATACCAAGGATTTTATTTGTTCATATAATTGGAGTTCAAGCGCGCAGACAGCAAATACTTCTGTAAGCGCGGCATTTAGCGTAGGCAATGTGGGAGGTGGAGGGGCGAACGCTGGAAACGCAACGACAACTGCGACGGCGACAGCGAATCAATACTATGGTCCAGCAACTTTATTTGAAGTATTTACGAATGTGACTGTCATTGTCAATGCTACGGGAGGCGGCGGCGGCGGCTCATTTAATTCTGGCAATGATCAAGGACTCAATGGTGGCTCTGGCGGCGGTGGCGCGCTGACGACTACCGGCAAAACGGGTGGAACTGGGATTGCTGGTCAAGGCAACAACGGTGGGGCTTCGGGTGGCAGTGCGAACGGCGGCGGCGGCGGTGGTGGTGCAGGTGCGGTTGGCGCGAATGGCGCAGGGTCCGGTCAAACTGGAGGCAATGGCGGCCCGGGGTTAGCTTCATCAATTACCGGCGCGTCAGTATTCTACGCAGGCGGCGGCGGCGGCGGTGCATATACCGGCACGGGCGGTTCAGGTGGTTCAGGCGGCGGCGGGAAGGGCGGCGATCAAAATGTAAATAATTGTACTGTGGGTGCGGTTAATACGGGTGGCGGCGGTGGTGGTAGTGAACCAGCAAGTACTGCTGGATGCGCTGGCGGTTCTGGCATTGTCATCGTCTCGTATCCGTCCGGTGCGCCGAATGTGAATTGCGCCGGTGGGACGATTACGACGGTTGGTGCTAATACTGTTCATACATTCACGACAGTTGGCTCTGCAAATCTTACTTGCGCGACGGGTAAGGCGATCAACTATTTGATCGTGGCGGGAGGAGGTTGGGGCGGTACGACAGCAGGAAGCTCAACCGGTGCGGGAGGCGGCGCTGGCGGTGTCCTTCAAGGTACAGGAACGTATCTCGCTCCCGGTGCGACAGTAATTACTGTCGGTGCGGGTGCGCCGGTTCCTCCAGCGGTTTATACAAGCTGTACCGTTGGAACGGGCGGAAGCTCATCCATTTTCGGAATTGGTACCGCGACGGGTGGTGGTGACGGAGCCTGTAGTAGTCAACCATCGAGCAACGGCGGTTCGGGTAGCGGTTCATCGAATGCCGCTGCCGTTGGTACGGGATTAGCTGGACAAGGTTTCGCAGGCGGCAATAGCTATAGCGGCGGCATCGGATATGGAAGCGGCGGTGGAGGCGGGTGCGGCGGGATTGGCGGCACAGGAACGATCTCTGTTGGCGGAACGGGCGGCATTGGTTGTTCGAGTTCAATTACTGGTACGTCTATTTGTTATGCTGGCGGAGGCGCGGGCGGACTTACTGGAACGGGTACAGCTGCAACCGCAACTTGCGGCGGCGGTTTAGGCGGCGTTCAAGGTACATCGGCTACAGCAGGCACCGCTAATCGAGGTGGCGGTGGAGGCGGACAAGGAGGAGCGGCCTCAACCGCCGTTACAGGAACAGCGGGTGGCAGCGGTATCGTCGTCGTATCTTATGCTACAGGTACCACACAGACTCCACCTCCGGGAACTTGGAAGCCACTTATCACGACGCAAAGTCCTCCAAGTCTCGGCGCGTCATTTAACGGTTATCATCTGCGAACGCGCTACAACACATCAGCGTATGTTGCTGGCGTTGCGAACAGCGGCAACACACAGATACGAGTTACTGTTACTGGCGGCGGAACTACCACCAATCAATTTAATGCAATGTGGTGCGGTCACGCTGCTGCCGCCGATCCAAGTATGGATTTTGACGGTTCGCAGATTCAGATCAGATTTGCTGGTGCTGCCAATCCTAGTCTTCCTTCGGGCACGCTTGTTTCTGATGCGATGAATTATTCATTTGATAAAACCAAGGCTTTCATTTGTTCATATAATTGGAATACGTCTAGTGTAGTGTATGGGACGACGACTGGGCCAGCAGGAATAAACATGGGATCGGCTGCCGGGGCTGGTGCTAATGCCGGCGTTAGTGCGGCCGGTTTTAATACGAGCAACAATAGCTATAATCAAGTTGCTACACAGATCGAGGTTTTCGGACCATGACAGATAAGATCACTCGCAGAACGAATACCTGATAAGCCGATACGCTAATTGTAGGGGTGTTAGCGCATCTCTTAAATTGAACCCCAATCAACCGCAAAGGAGTTGTTACCATGGCAGGAAGACCCGTCGTTATTATTGGTGAAATGTATGATCCAACCTTGAGCATCGGCGGTGGACCGATGCCTGGTGGCAGGCCGCCTTATGTTGACATCGGGTTCCCGATGCCGCAGCCGCCATGGCCAAGCCAACCGCCTAGTTGGTCTCCGGTTCACCCGAGTCACCCTATTGCTAATCCGTGGCCGCCTTATGTGGATGCGGGTCCGCCTGGGCCGCAACCGGGGCAACCACCGCTTGGGATTTGGGGCCCACCTCAGATGCCTCCTGGTTATTGGGGCGGCGGGATGGGGCCTGGAGTGAAGCCGCAGCCGCCAGCGGGAGCACATCCCGAACATCCGATCTACATTCCAGCGCCGCCAACATCACCGCCTGGTAGTCCGCCGATTGCGGTACAACTACCAGTATTTCCATGGACACCATCGCATCCGATTGTGTTGCCACCTGAAGTCACGCCGCCACCCGTTGAGGGCCAACCGCCTATTGAATGGAAGGTGGCTTGGACACCGACAACTGGATGGATCGTCGTTGGCGTTCCGAGTGGTGCGCATCCGGCGCCATCAGGAGCGGCGCCAGCAGCAGCGAAAAAATAAACGCTAGGCAGTAATAGGCGAGCATGATGAAATGGTGGGAACGCCTGATTGTCGTGCTCGCTCTTTTCGCGCTGATGATGATCGTGCTGACGATCGTGCTGGTATTCCCGGTACACTGAGAGGGGAACTATGGGACGCCCATTATTGAAATATGGGAGCTACGGTCCGGATGTTCTGATCGTCCAGCAGTGTCTGGAATGTGAACCGCTTGACTCCGACTTCGGGTCTATTACGGAGGAAGCGGTCGAGGAGTTCCAGGAGGAGCAAAACTTGACTGTTGATGGCATCGTCGGCACTGATACGTGGGTTGCGCTTGAACGCGAGTTTGATCTGCCGCCGTATCCACCTCCGATGTTTGCTGTTCTCAACGATGAGCAAATCGATGCTATCTGCGAGGTAGCGAACAAGAGCAAGATAGCGTCCTATAATTGGCATGATCGCGGACGCGCGCCGGCTGGATATATTCAAGGTATGGCGCTCGCGTGGAGTACGGTCTATCGCAAATACTTGGCTGGTGATTCGTCCGCGCGCGAGATGGCGAAAGCCGATACATACGATGACGCGAAGGACGCGCTTAGTTGGTACCGGTCAAATTTTAATTCGATTGGTATGGACAATGAGGAGGCTGGACCCGATACCCTTCGGCATTTGTTCGTATTATTGATGGGACTAGGGATGCGGGAGAGTAGCGGTCAGCACTGCGAAGGTCGCGACCAATCCGCGAGCAATACATCGAGCGACACGGCTGAAGCTGGGTTGTATCAGCAATCGGCTAACTCGTTGTCGGCTTCGCCGGAGATGCAAAAATTATATGATGAGTATCTGGCCGGTGGCGGATTAGACGGATCACAACCGCTCTGCGCGCTTGACATCTTCTCTGAAGACGTCAGTTGTAGTAGTTCCGATTGGGGATGCTACGGAAGCGGCAAGGGTTTCAATTTTCAGACCATGTGTAAGCACTGCCCGCAGTTTTGCGTCGAGGTTTGCGCGGTCGGACTTCGCGTCCTCAAGGATCACTGGGGACCGATCAAACGCAAGGAAGCGGAACTGCGCCCGGAGGCCGATGATCTATTCCGGTTGATCCAAAGATTTATTGATGAGATGGAACCAATAGACGATACGCCAGTGGCGTAGGAGACGAACATGTCAGGCGTAATGGAGGAAGGCGTAAAGGCAGTCGGCACCGTCGCGACCGGGGCGGTTGAAACCTTCCGCAATATGCCATTGGTGCTGGCTATGATCATCACGAACCTCGCATTGATGGGTTTGTTTTATTATTACATGAATAGGATCACAACGAGAACGGAAACGACAGCTGTTGAGTTGTTTAAGTCTCAGGACAAACTGTTCACGCAGTGGGCCACGATGATCAAAGACACTAACGATCTAACCGAAAAGGCGATGCATTGTATCCTACCGGACGATGCGCTCAAGTTGTTACAAGCGCCGCCGCGACCGTATGGGTCGGAGTCGTTACCAGCGCCGCCAGCGCCACCGGCGCGTCCTAATAGCTTTCGTGGAAGGTCTCCGGTATTCAAGGAGATTGATATACCAATATTTGAGCCGATGAAATTTCCATGAGCGATGATGAAAAGATTCAAGCGCTGCTAAAGCGCAAGGAGGAAATTGACGCTCTGAAGAACGATCAATTTGTTGAGACGTATCGTTGGATAGTAGAGGCAGTGGAGCTATTGTTACGACAGCAAATGAAAAAATGATAAGCACGGGGCGGCGCTATGATGGGGGCATCAATGGCGCAGGCGAAGAAGCGATCTGTTGAAGTACGTGGCAGACAAACTAGTCTATCCTTGGAAGTCGAGTACTGGTCCGCTCTTCGTCAGATAGCTAAGGACCAAGGGATCAGTCTACAAGAATTGATCGATCAAATCAAAGCGGGATACGAACCGTTCAACCTAACATCGGCGGTTCGGCTATTCGTGCTGAAGCACTACCAACAAAGGGACCCCAAAAATGAAAATCGCTATTAGCTCAGGACATGGAAAATATATCCGTGGCGCGAGCGGGTCTCCGGTCCCGCCGCAGCTGGATGAAGTGAACGAGGCGCGCAAGGTCGTTGATCGGGTAGCTGAGATGCTGGCGAGCGCGGGAGTTGGCTGTGTGAAATTTCACGACGACACCTCCCATAGCCAAAATGAAAACCTCAATACAATCGTCGCGTGGCATAACAAACAATCCCGCGACTATGATGTGAGCTGCCACTTTAATGCTTACAATCATAGCGCTCATGGGACGGAGGTCTTGTACGTGTCGCAAGAGTCACTCGCGAAGAGGGTCTGCGACGCTATCGTTGGGGCGGGGAAGTTTACAAATCGCGGCGCCAAATATAATGGCGGCTTGGCGTTCCTGAACGGAACTAATAAGCCAGCGATCCTACTCGAAGTCTGCTTCTGCGATAATACTTCGGACAGCAATCTTTACAACGAACACTTTGAGGCGATCTGCGAGGCTATCGCGGAGTCAGTTGGCGGCGCGCAAGTTCCTGACGATCCATCGCATCCGCCTCCGCTTGAACAGCATCCGGGACCGCCAGCCGCTGAGCTTCACGTGAATGTTACGATTGAAGCGCCGGCTGGTGTTATCGTTCACGTGGATGTTAGAGAGACGTAACATGAGCTGCGAGTATTGTAGGAAGCTGCGCGCGCGGATTATGACGCGCTTTCGGTTACGGAAATTTCGTCAGCCGCGCGAACGGAAGTTGACGGATCAAGAACGCAAGATATTCGCCGCAGCGCAGAGACGCTCTGTAAAGACGCAAGGATATTGAAACCCTGATCTTACTCCCGAGACCAGGGACTGTGCGGAGACTGACCCCGGTGCTATCAAGCATCGGGGTTTTTTATAACATGGCGTCTTACCATTTGTATAATTTGAATACGTGGATCGGCTGATGCCTCCTCTAATTCCTTTACCGTCAATGGACGGTGACGTAGGTCTTTTGTGAATATGCTTAGGTATCCGCATTTGATGCAAATTGATAGATCGCCAGGACTTGGCGTTTGTTGGTCAATATTTGAAGCCGTGTCATTTTCTTCTCCGCATCCGATGCAGCGCTCCGCTGGAACTCTAGTTGTCTTCATTTTTATTCTCCGGGCTGTGAGATCGAAGCGGGAAGTCAATATTGACTTTACACGTCCATGACGTTGGCTTGTCCGGATCAGTTACCCACTTGTAGGTCTCCTTTCCCTTCCCAGTCTTGATTAGATAGATACGCTTGCCGCATAGCTTACATTTATCGGTCTTCAAGTTACACCTACATTTCCAGTAAGGACGGCCACAGAAGCCGCATTTCCAAATCTCAATCACTGCGCAACTCCGAAATGAAAAAACCCCAGGACGGGAGACCGCCTGGGGTTCAATCTTATTATCGTTTGCTTCCATTTCGCTTCTTTTTTTCCTCCTCCAACTCTTTTATTTTTATGGCGCTCAAAAGCAAGGCGCCATAGAGATTGTTGATGCGCTCTCTCAACTCTTCCATTTGCTTTACTCCTGGTTGTGGTTGGTAGTTAGTATTCCGAAGGCGTCTTTAGGTTCGATGCCACCATCGCCGCTTCAGAGGAGGTGATAGTGGCGTATCACCCTCCTCCTCTGGTAGTCTCTCCATGACTCGAATCAACGTATCAAACTTATCGTCTAGCGATGAGCTAACATGGTCTATGATTCCTACCTCCTTTGTTCCCTTATCACTGATAGCTTCCGCAATAGCCATTAGTGCTAGCGCTATCGCATAGCGGCTATCGCCGCCATCCGCGCGCTTCTTCCATTCAGTTAGATCGTCCATCATTTGCTCTCCTTTCCTTGACACGCAGCGTCCTTTGGAAACTCCAAACAGTATTTATGTAGATCAGTGATGACTCCATTTTTCATTCCACCGCTGTTACGCTCGCGGCTATAGTCAGAGCTACAATCAGATAGAAGCCAGAGCGCGATAATCATCATTGCGATTATAAAAGCGTACACTAGCGCTCTTTGGTGAATCATCACGACACCTCCCGGTAGTAATTGAAGTTGTTTGGCCATCTCGTAGCTTGCAGCCTTATTCGTTCTCCTTTATCCAGACAAGACGGTCTTTGTGTAGTTGATTAGTCTTTTTGATTTGTTGTTCTGTGTACTCTATGCTACTTTTCAATTCCCATTCAGATATCGTCTCTTCATAAGGAGCACAAAGCAGATTATTTTTCTTGCGGCGACGCATTGCAATCGTCCGCCGTTCCTGTATATCCTTAGACTTGGCTCTCCTAATGGCCAATCGTTCTTTCTGTTTCTTTAGCATATCCTGATATCTTTCGAGAGAGACTACTTCGGGTATCTCCCAAACTCCAAATTTGTACAACCATGCGCGAACTCGATTGAGCGGAACCTTAGCCAGTTTGCCTAGATCAACTATCCTATCAATTCCCGACCGATACGCCTCTACCACTTCTGCCTCGGTCCATGGCTGATGTCCGATTACTGATGTCTGTCCGCGATTTTGTTGATGTAACTTTATCGGAGTCAATTTGACTCCGCCCATAGGTAGAGTTACATTGCGTCGTTGAAGTTTGCTCAAACCTAACTCTTGACGTAGGGTCGGCGGTGACGGCTTGCGGCGCTGCTTGTCTTTCAAAATATCCAGAACTTCATCTAAGGTTTGCGCCTCGGTAGTGATCATATGCGGTCCAGCTGCGCGCTTACTCGCAGAACCCCAGCGGCCACGATTATCTCCTTGTTTCATTCCTAGTCCCCTTTTCTAATCTTGCCAGTACGGATGTACTCCGCGAATATCTTGGCCATGTATTCAGTACTAACGTATTTCTTTGGGTTGTCTGGATCCTTAACTCTGCCGCTGTCGATGCTACCATAATGGAAAGTGTTTAGGCTTTGATGATGTAGACCCGGAACCGTTAGCTGAACGTGGTACCCTGCCCATTCAAACTCGCGCTCCCCGGCAAAGTACATCTTTGTCCAGCTGCCGTCCTTGCGTTGATACGGTTTGACGAGATGGAAGATACGCTTGCGGCTACCTGTAGCCGTAAGCGCAAAGTCACGATCCTGGAAGAAGTAGGCGAGACGCTCCACGTTTACTCCGAACACGGCGGTTAGGTCGCGCTTGTGTACGTTGACGCGGACCATGGATAGCTCGATGTCTTCCGCATGTCTTACCGCCATGATGAACAGATGGCGAAGAAAAACTTGTACATCCACGCCGCGATTTTTCGCCCAGTCCTTAAAGTCGTGAGGGTACGCCCAACGGTTCCACTTCAGATGCTGCTTAAGGATGCGGATTGTTTTACCATCTTTGCTTACCCAAACCCCGAAGTCTTGAGGTACGCCATACTTGCGTCGATACTCCCTCGGATCGTGAGGACGGTCCCACCATACGGTTAGACCGTACACGTCGCCCTTGACTCTGGACATCGGTTGCCACTTGATTGGCGGCTTCTCGAATTTCGTGAAGTACATGAACTTGGGTATCCAAAGAACTCGTTTTGTTTTAGTTGATTGGGTCAACTCGCGGCTTTCTGAAAGCGGATCGGTTCCATAAGTTACACAGCCGAAGGCTGGACGGTCTCTTATGAAGGCTGGGGATAGTTCGTCCCGTTTCATATACTCAATGGTCTCCTCGGAGAATTTATACAGCAGTTCTGCGTCCCCAGCGTCAGCCTCGCCATGCCAAACATTGGACAGATATGGCTCAATGGTGGCGCCGACAGCGCGATACAAATCATAGGCTGACTTATCAGTCCGGCGCATACGGCGCAGATAAACAAAATAGCGCTCTAGTTGGCCAAGGATAGTATCGCGGAAATTAAACTGACCCCAGGACTCAGCCTCTTCAAATAGGACCTTTCCGCCTTCGTGATGTTGGTCAATTAAAAAGCCTTCAGGTACCAGCGGACCATCGAGCGCAGGGATGGGCCGCGCTCTTTCCTTTTCAGGAACATGGTGCGTCGGTTCGTGCGCGTCTAACTCCTCTTCATCCATTACTACCGGGACGCGCTGGCGCTTAACCGGATGGGGACCTTTCGGCTCCACAAACTTATCGTGCTTCCGCCGCTCCTTCTCATACTGCTCCCGTAACCTCCGGCGCTGTTCCTCCGGGCCCATATCGTCCGTAAGGTAGCAGCCATCTTCGGGAGGCGGTGGGGGCGGGAAGGGGTCGCGCTGGGGCTCCGGGGCGCGTCCGGAGGCTTTCCCGGCGCGGCTAGCCGGACCTAGCCTGGGAGGCTCCGGAACGGCTAGGGAGGCTCCTACGGGGCGAGGCTCCGGGACGGCTAGGGAGGCTCCTACGGGTGTTTCCGGGAGGCGGATAGCCGGACCTAGCCCGGGAGGCTCCGGAACGCTCCGGGAGGTTCCTACGGGCTGCGGGACGCCTACCGGCGCGGTCTCCGGGACTAGGGAAGGAAACGGCCATAGCCGTCCCCAGCGCGCTAGGAAGGCGCGCCACAGTCGCGTAAACATGGGCTCTCCTTCTTCTCATGTTCTATGATCTAGCAAGATCAGAACCAATACCACAAAAGCTAACGCGGCTCCACCGATAGCGTGATCGTTGAAGACTAGCCACGCTGCGACGACTAGCAGCGCGAAGGTGAGGAGGATTTTTATCATCGGTTCCATGACCAAAGAACCGTATCGTTGACCGCTGTCTGCGGACGCCTTAAGGTCCCTCCTGATATCGCAGCTTCAATCTCATTGACGCTGCGGTACCATCGCAACCATCCGGGATTTGGGAAGGTCGCGGTCAGGATAGTTTTATCAAAGTTGACGGTCTCGCCGATACTGTTTGTTTGATAGATGACTGCGGACCCAGCGAACAATTGATCGCCCAAGGAGAAGTAGAACTGCTCCTCTGGCGGGACGAACAACGAGAACTCGTACACAACGATGGATAGACTACGCGCGACCGTTCCGTGGTCTACTTCACGAGGGTTAAGACCAGCTGCGATCTTCGCATCGTTCAATTCGGGAAAGTCCCCGACATGTAGCTTGCGCGCTTTCGGGTCGATCAGTAAGAACTTCATTTGCTTCTCTCCTTTGGTAGCTGCGCTCTGGGTGAGCCTTGCACTCACATCTTGGCCTTAATCGGAACAGCTTCAGCGGCCACGCTTTTCCTTAAGCTACCAGAGCCAACTATTAGAACATCTCGTGTAGTTCTGATAGCATCTTGTGGGCTGCTGCCAGCTGACGCTCCGTCGCGTCAAATGTGCTCGGCATTCCTTGCGGCTCCTTCGTGGTATCGAGTTTGACGACGGTCGGGCGGGTCGCTGGTAGAACGCCGCGAATTTTATCGCGCAGCGCTTCAATTTTCTGTGAGAGGTCAGCTACGCTCGCCATGATTGCCGAGGCGCGGGGCAATAGTCGATTGTTCGTTGGTATTAATGAACGAGGCTCCGGCTTGCTTGGGGCAATCTCCTCCTCACCTGACATTGCTCGCTCCATATTTTCCATCAGTCGTTCTCCTTCGATGTTGCTCATGATTGCTCCTTGTTATCTTACGAATAGGACTAGCAGCGCGGCCAGTAGCAGCGCCGCTACGATCATTAGCAGTAGGATTGTAGTTATCATCACGCGCTACCTTTCATCTCTGGTTGTCCCTCGAAGCGCGCGATCATTTCCTTCATCAGATTGACTACGTCTTTGCGGTTCGCACCATTACTGATATAGTTACAACGTCCAGAGTGATCGCCAAAAGGAAATACCATCAGGACAAATCCAGTTGGGCGGTCCTTGCCTTTGAGACCCGCATTAAAGAATTCATCCAATGCACGCGCTACGTTGTTCATCTGCTCGATATATTTCGGTTCAATCGGCGCGTCACCTAGTTGTTCTTTCTTCTTCATATTAGCCACTCCTGATAGTTATCGCCTGTGATAGTCGAAGACATATTGATCTTGGCACGGAGCGCGTTGATGATCTTTTCATCGACAGTCCCCGGAACGATAAGATCAACATAGAGTACCGAGTTGACTTTATCCAACCCTTGCGCGCGATCCTCACTTTGCGAGCGATGTTCAAGATCAGGCGTATTAGAATAGTACACGACAAGGTCCGCGATAGCCCACATACGTGAGAAGCGTCCCGCTCCAGGCGTAGCGAGCATGTGGCGGCAATTTTGATCCTCTCGGAAGCGAAGTTCCTCCGCTTCCCGAGTGGACTGGTTGCCGCCCCAGAACCGCGCTACGCTTCCTTCGCCAAACTCTTTCGTCAGCGCGACCGTTAGCTTTTCAATATCGTGACTATATGAACACCAGGTGATACTCTTACCGTCGTGCTCGCTGAGTAGCTCAATCAATTGAGACGTTCTGTTTTCAGGAACGTCTCGAATGATTCCGCTATCGTCGCGCACGTGGCCGCAAAGGACTTGGTGTAGACGGATGATACGAGTTAGAACATGGTTCGCGGTAACGTGTTCTAGTTCGTTGAGTTCAACGAACGCGAACTGTTTGATTTCTGCGTAGACCCGTTTTTGTTCTGCCGTTAGCTCCACCTCGCGCATACTGTAGACCTTCGGCGGAAGGTCATAACAATCGCTGAGCTTGACGCGGTAAGAGTAGGGCGCAATCAGGTCGCGCAATTCCTCCTCGTTTCGGAACGCCTTTACGACCGGGACGCGTGGCACGTAGCCTCCGCGCTTTGATATTTGTTCAATCAGCATCCCGTGGGATAGATCGTGGGCATTCACCATACCAATACCGGAGATATTGAATGGCTTGGCCCCTACCATCCGGTGTAGCTTTTCCTTTAGCACGCGCGCCGGGATCATACATATCTGCTGTATCTCGGCGAAGTGATTCTGGAATGTCTTGAAGGTCCAATGTCCGATAATCTTTGGGTCCAAGAAGTAGAATTGCGCCCACAGATCAAACGGAGAGTTAGGAGACGGGAGACCCGACATGATTCGCCGGTAGGCAGCTAACGGACGGAGTTTGTCAATTACAAACTTCGTCCGCAAACTATCCGCCCCGCGTATCGTGGTACTCTCATCGATCGCGCACATCGGGTCTCGCGTCTGTTTCAGGAATGCCTGAGCCAGATCGCGAGCACGCGTCACTCCGCTCAGCGCTTCTACGTTCATTAGCAAGATGCGCGGCTTGTTCGTTTGGTTCATAAAGTCCGCTTGGACTTTTTGAGCCTTCTGAGATTGAGCAGAAGCCGACCAAGTATAGGTTAGAAGCCGCTCCGCTAGCGGCGCGCCAACGTGTATTGATATTTCCTTCTCCCATGTCTTGTAAGCGCCGGCTGGCGCGATGATGAGGGCCGATCCACATCGGCCTTCATACTCTAACCTTCCAAAGTCATCTAAAACGACTTTTGTTTTTCCGGTTCGCATTGCCATAAGAAGCGCGAACGCAGGACGGTCCTTTATTCGCGCCAACGCTTCCCGTTGGTGCGAATAAGGTTCATACTTCGGAACATAGCTCATTCGCGGCGTTCCTTCCAAACGTCTATTGGGTACGGTCCCGCGCGTTTCGAGCTACGAACGCGAACATCATTGAGGCGCGTCTTCTTGATCAGCGAGCGTATCTTACTCCCCACATTCACGCGGCCATGCATCGGGACCTTGGTCCCGAGATATTCGTAGAACTTCACAACAAGAACCCGCGTTGTAATTTTCTTCCCGTTAGACGGGATCAACTTCAGTACGATTTGTTCATGGTCGGATAGTCGGATCATCTAGCGCCTCCTGTTATAGTTGACGGCTGTAGCTGGGGTCTCCCAACTACAGCCGTCAGTTTAGACGCTACGTCAGGAAAGTTATTTGCCCTTCCCCTTCGTCAGCGTCACGGTAGCTTCATCCCCGCGACCTTCGCGGGTGATGGTGTAGGACAACTTGTCCCTGCCGATCTGGAACTCAAACCAGCCGATCAGCTGGCCGAGTTTTGATCGGTTGTCATCGGATTTGTTTCCGAAGACCGCCTTCAAAACGTCTTCATAGCTGTTCTTCTTCCCGAGAGGAGAAGACAACTTCGTAAGCAACTTGTCGCGGAAACTTCCTGGGAAAGTCTTGAACTCGCCCAGAATGCCTGGACGATTGGCCCGCGCGTTATCGCTCTTGATCTCGCGGCGAGTAGCAGTCTTAGCAGTCTTACCCTTGGCCGTCTTCTTGACCGCAGGCTTACGCTTTACTGACGTCTTCATGGTAGTCTCTCCTTTTGTCGGGTGCTCTGCAGAGTCACCGGACTTGAATGCCTTGATAGCGTCTCGCAATTCTGCGATCCGCCTCGCTCCTACTTCACTACTAGGGAACCGTTTGACGGGCTTCATGCCCGTCATCCCCAAGGCTAAGGCTCCATCCACCAATTTGTTGTAGGTGGTTGGCTGGTTCTCTTCGGCACGATCAGCCATTTGCTTTACAACTTGATCTACTTCAGATAGCTGACCGGTATTCGTATCATCTCCCATTTGTATTGCTCCCGCTAGTGTGAATGTTACTTCGCACCGGCATGGAGGAGTTCTTTCCATTCAGTCTTGCTGAGATCAAGCAGAACGCCTCCTGCCGCCTCAAGTTCAACCGCACGGTCGTAGCTCTTGGCGGTGTGGCTTTGCGCCGTTACCGCGTTGAGCAATCCCCAAGCGGAAGTGTCGGCTCCCTCGATAAGCGACTTGAGGATGCCGCTTCGCTCCGTTTCATTGGCCCCTACTTTAGCGGCCAATACTTCTACCACCTTCTCAACTGAGCCGGTGATTCGACCTTCGGTCAAACCTTGCATTTTCGCAAGGTTCGACCGAAACCGCGTCTCATCAACGACAGCCCGGACCATATCGCGGACCTTAAGAAGAATGGCCTTGTCGTCCGCCGCGCGGGTATCGTCCGCCCACAACTCCTCGGAGTCATCAACCTGACGACCTACGTGATGGCGACGGAATTGCTCCGTCGTCTTCATGCCGTTGAGGCATACCAGTCTCCATAGAAGTCCGGAGACCGACGCTGACCCACAACCAACTTCAGAGTTAGATATGATACCGCCCGCTTGGACGATGTCGCCCTTCTTCACTTCGCCCTTAATCGTAGGAACAACGAAGTGAATATACATGCGACGGTCCGTCACTTCTGAAGAGACTATCTGCACTCCCGGTAACTCTTTGAGTACCGGGAGTGCAGCTTCGGCCATCTCCTCATTCTCGATGCGCTGGTAGCGATTAGATAGGAACGCGCGAGCGTCACCGCCCAGCGTCCGTATCATTTGCTTCTTCGGGTCGCGGCGAAACCAAGTATTGACGTTGGCGGCCAACAGATGAGGATCATCGGTTAACATCCTATCGTAATACTTAGCCGGGATGCCGGTCTTGCCGCCAATTTGATCGTGCGCCAAGGGAAGTATCGGGAAGGTCCCATGGTCCGGAAGTTCCAGGACAGGCTTTCCGTCTTCTTGTATGATCATCGCAGTACCCGAAGTGTCCGCGATATAGTCTCGCTTCAATTCCTGATTGGCTTGAATTTTTTTCGCAAGCTCAACCAGCGATATTCCTTTCAACATAGTTCTCTCCTTGCGCCGTGCGCGCGCGTTGATTAGATCGCACGACCATATAGCGGTCGCACTCCGCTATATGAGCTCACGATCTAAAATGCCATACAACTACGCAAGCAACGATTATCAATAACAACAGCCAGCCGACAACTCCTGATCCGATGGGCGTCATGTTGCTCCGTTGGACTTAGACTTCTGCCGCTTCGCTTCTAGCTTAGAGACGATTGATCGCATGCGGGTAGTTTTTACCCACTTGCGCTCAAATCCCAGCGCGCCCATAAACGCGGACACGCTTGCGTTCTGTGGGCGCTTGGTCTTCCCGTTGAACCAACTCGACATGGTAGCCGAAGATAACCGGCTAACATGACCGATGTAGGATAGTTTGTGACCGCTATCCCTCCATGCGGTGCGGCACTCGTCAATTACCGGGTCCTTGTCGATGAAGCGATAGGTGTCATACACGCGCATAGCGACCCTCCTTCTTCGTCACCATCCTCTTGCGCTTCATCCGCGTCAGCGCGGAGTAGACCGACTTCGGATTGCGCCCGGTCTTCGCCGCTAGCTCCGCGTGGGATAAGGCGCGGGACTTAAGCGCCATTAAGATGGCGTCTTCTAGCTCGCCGCGCGGCGGCGCGGCGCTACCGTTTGGCCTCGGGTCGTCACGCGCGACCAATCGTTGTATCTCCGGGAACATCCCTTTGGGGAGACCCTCCAGGACCTTTCCTAGTTGATTCCACGTCATTGGCGGGAACGCAATTTGGTATAGTACATCTTTCATTTTGCTCTCTCTTTCTGAAGATAAAAAGCGGCGTTTGCTGTCTTTGAATGGCGCAAATGACTAACGCAAGGGAAGCCACAAAACAGCTTTCTGGGAGCCACCGGTAACGCCGCCACAAAACGCGATGGGAAGATCATTCCCCTTGCGTATCTCCTCAATCCCAGTTATTTGGCGCGCGACGATTATCAAATTTCCCACGCCATACGCCGCGACCTTCGTAAACAATCTCGCCAGCTTTGGCTCGCTTGATGCGCTCGTTGTGCATCCGCAAACATTCGGTCTTTGAGTATTCGGTAATGAGACCGTATATCAAAGCCGCACGATTGAGTTCGTGAGTATGCATTTTGCGGGTGTACGTTATTCGACCTTTGCGTATTCCGCCTCCTGGTAGGACTTTCTCTTTCATTTGCTTCGTCTCCTTCTTTGTCGCTTCCGTTTGGCTTGGTCTCGCTCTCGCAAGCCTCGTATCTCGGCAACGACCCAAGCTATTGAATCGTCACCGTCTCCGCAGCGCGCAAGTAGGTAGCACGCGAACTTAGCAATCATCGTTGATACGCGTTGATCAGGTTCTGGCCAACGCGTAAACATTTGTTCTAGTATAGAGTTGAGGAACGCGAGATCACTTTGGATGGCCTCGCGTTCTGCGTTACGTCCTACGATCCAGGGACTATCTTTCATACACGATCCATATAAACAATATGGTTGTTAGAAAGAGGTTGAGGCTCACTACCCATAGTAGGTAGCGCGCCTTGCGTCGTATCTGATCTAGCTTCGCTAGCGGATCATCCATCGCTTCATCCTTCTAAGATAGAAGAGACGCCGCGCATTTGCGCGCGACGGCTCAACTTGCTCTCGCTTAGTTAGAGTCCGGTTGTGCCGGATAGTTCTCCGCAATCGGCGCGGAGGGATTACGCCGGACGTTCCTATACATCTCCCGAATTTCATCGTCACTGAGAGAGGCTAGGAAGCCAAGCGTAGCTCCATGCTCGTGTAGCTTCGCGGCTATCTCTAACCGCGTCATATTGCTTACGTGATCCATAACTTCCGGACCAGGAGCACCAACCTGTTTGAGCAACCGGGCTAACACATCGTATAGCCTCGGATGCCCCCAACGCAAATCAGGGTCTTTTGAAATCCTGAGATGACCGTCGGGAAGGTCTGGTGTTGTTATATGGATACAATCGGCTTCTGCGTTATAGAAGATGCCAATTTCAGCGTAGCAGGTGCGGCGTTCGCCGCGTTCACTTCTTCGTACCATAGTTAGTCTCCTTTCTTGGAGAGTTGGGTGGTACTGTAGCTGGCGAGGCTACGGGGTTGCGCCCAGATGCCGCCGTCGCACTCGGCGGCATGAAGTCGCTACCTAATTGGCGCGCGGAATTGCCCAATCACCATGATCTGGTAGATCATCGTCCAGGTCACCAGAGATCATATCGACCAAGACATAAGCTATCTCCGTGTCAAGGCCACTCTCCTCCGCGTCAATAGCAATCTCCGGGAAGTCCTTACGAAGGAAGGCGCGGACCTTCCTTGTAACCTCCTCAAGAAGTTCTTCAGCAGGCTTCGTCATTGCTTCTCTCCTTTTGGTAGTTTGAAGAATGCTACCAACCTCGCTGGTAGCACCACTTCCCAGTTACAATCGTCGCAGCAGCGACCAGAGTTGACCGGCTCCGCGTTGTTTCCGTATTCCGTGAACGGTTCGTCACAGATGGAACAAATCTTTGCTCTCTCCTTCTTCATCAGAAGGTTTCCTTGATGATGACTTCAAAGTAGCGGCCATCGCTAGCGCGAACTTGAAGCGTATTGGGCTTCGGCTCCGTGACCGTAGCCTTCGCTCCAAATATATTCGCTCCGCGCGTGGATCGAAGGAAGTCAGTCAGAGCGGCAAGACAGATCGATGTTAGCTCTGTCTTGACGAGTTTTGAAATTACCATCATCGGCGGCCTCCGCTCCGGGTCGCGGTGCCTACCGTATTGCCACGAGCATCGCGATAGGTTACTGTACCGGCGCTATCGCGGGTCGAGGTGCCCGTGGTATTTCCATTGGCGCCACGAAAGGTCTGGGTGCCCGCGCTGTCGGTGGTCACTGTTCCTACCGTATTCCCGCGACCGTCGCGGATAACAGTCTGTTGCGCGCTCGCTGCCGATGTGGCAGCGAGTACGCAAAATACAATTATAAGTCTCATTGCTCTCTCCTTATCCAAACATGCCGGGAAATTCGCAGTTGCCGATAGCATCGGCTAACTCCTCGCAAGCGTCCCGTAATTCCTGCGCGGCGTCTTCACGGGCATCGGTCGTATCAACGCCAGTGTTAGGTGCTTCGTCTACCCAAGATTGGATAGCGTCAACGCAGTTACGCAGGACGGTCTCGGCTTCGTTCGCGCGGTCCCGCCGCGATTGTTTGCGTAGTTTCGTCGGACGCTGGATTGTAACCTTCAATTCCTGGAGCGCATCCGGGAAGTCAGGCTCATCCTTTTCTAACTCCGACGCAGAGTTGTCGAGCGCTTCGTAACGCGCGGACGATTGGAGACTATCCGGCATATTGTCGCAAACGTCGCGACATTCGCTGGATAGTTCGTTCATATTTCCGAAAGCCTCGCTGATGGCATCAGCGAGGTTCGTCTCAACGTTCTGGAACTTCGGTTGGCGCTTGGCCATTTGCTTTACTCCGAGTTGGGTTTGGTTCATGGTTCAGTAATCAAGCGGAGCAACCGGCACCGCTTCCGTCTTAACGCTGGCGTTGACCGGCTTCTCTGCCGTCTTCGGATCAAGGTACGCAACCTTACCCGCATCCAACATCTCTCTAACCTTAGCGTTGAGATGCGGCCAATCGGCTTCCCACTTCGCGTAGTCAATACGAACGCTGGCTACCAAGTAGTGAGAGACCGCTTGAGCGAACGCTTCTTGCGGTTCGATCGTGAAGTATCCAAAGCCATCAGCGATTAGCTTGGCTTTGGTATCTTTCGTGCTATCAAGAAAGAACGCCTCCATTACCGGCATGGAATGTCCAATCTTGTGGCGGAAGTCGAGACAATGTGCAAGCTCATGAACTAGGACAGTCGCAAATTCGTTTGGTACGTCCGGGTTCGGCATCAAGTTGACGCTACAATAAAAGTCATCACGGTCTTTCATCGGGACGGTGTAGGAATAACCTTCATACGAGTCACCAGCGTCATAGGCCTGCCTGACGCGGCGATAGTCCGCGATGTTAGCGAAGGTAGAGATAGAGACGGGACCGATTGCGTCGCGGAACACCTTTGGCAGATTCATATAAATCTGCCACGCGGCATCCGCTGCCTTCTGTTCGCCAGTAAGTGCTTGCGCCATAGCCAGCACTTCGTCCTTCCCGGAGTAGTGGTTGGCGGGATTGACTTTGGCCGGTGCGGCTTTAGCTTCGCGCTTCGCGGAGCCGCGCTTTGCGGTCCGGGTCTCGGAACGAACGTGGCGGCTATGGTGGCGGCTAACGTGATGACGATGGAAGCCTCCGAAGCTAATGACGATACCAAACGCATTCGCGTCCGCCGCTACCAAACTCGTAAGAGCGACAGCCGCGACAGTTGTAGTGAGCACCTTCTTGATCGTAGTCATTTGCGTAGTCTCCAAAGCGTGCGTGCTAACCGGAATGGCTAGCATCAGTCCACGCCCACTGCGCCCTCCTCTGACGAGGGCGCAGGAGGCTAAGACTTCTCAATAACGCGGCCACCTTTGATTTTTGATTTCATCCTTGGTTGGATAAAACCGTCCATAGCCGGAAAGTTCTAGCACGATCCATAGGATCACTGATTTGATCCTCTTCATTTCTGAGCACTCCTGGGTTACTTCAATAGTTGTGTATACAGGCGAAAAGTTCTAGCACGATCCATAAGACTTTCTTCAATCGGCGCTTCATTTGAACACCACCGGGACCATTTGTTGGTGTTGAGGTTGGATAGTTTGGGCGTAGAGCATCGTCGCTCCTAAGCCAAGGCCGATTATTGCTAGGAAACCTCCGACCAGTTTCCATTGCGCCTTCATCGGCAACTCGCGTTGCTTCATGATGCGAGCTACCGCCCGCATATCAGTTTCGATAGTCATTTGCTTAGTCTCCTAGTTGGGGTTGAGTTAACGTGGAACGATATAGAGAACGGTAGCTGTGGAACGCTTCACGTGAAGCGCCCACGGCTCAGTCTTTGTTCGATTACACGCGGTAGCAATAGCGCCACGGCGCGTCCTAGCCGGAACGGTCAATTGCTTGATCGCTTTCGGCGCGTAGGTCTCGCTCAAGTAGAAATTGACGAGCCAGACCTTTGTTGGTCTCATTTGCCTATCTCCTTCGGGTTGGGTTTATTGGAACCGTGCTTCACTTGCGGGTCTAATCCAATCGAGTCACCCGCCACGCGTCCCGCGCGATAGCCAGGCTCACTGGCGCGGCGCGCGGCCTTGTCGTAGTCTCGCTGTCTTTGCTCGTACCACCTCCGGTCTTGACGCTCGCGACGCTCGCGCTCCGCTTTCGTCTCTGGCTTACTCCGACTATGCTTCCTCAGATAGTCGCGCGTGTACTCTTCCGTCCATCCGTAGATGGCCATGTACTCTGCTACCTGCTCGTCTACGCCAGAGGCAATCAGGTCCGCCTTCTTCCGCTGGGCTTCGGCGCGAGCGGCTTCGCGCCGCGCCTCCGCTTTCATATGTTCGCGCTTCGTAGTTCCGGGCGGACGGCCCATTCTGAAATCGTAATTGGCCCACTCTTCGTCTTGAGCGTAGTCGGCCATCACGACAACCAGCGCGTTAGAAGCGGAAGGGCCAGCGGGATTATTCCGGTTGGCGGCTTCCGCCTTCTCGCGTTGGGTCTTCAGATACTCCTCGTGACGTTCGTGGAGACGGCGGATCAGTCTATCTGAAGCGCCTTCGCAGAACGTCATCGCGAAGGTAGACCGATTGTGGTGGCCACCTTCCTTGATCGCCTCGGTCATGAGGCGCGTTACCGACGAGCAAAGATAGTCGAACATCGTTTGAACGGCCACGACGTTGGAGGTTCGTCCGATGATGTTGTAACCTTTCGAGTTACGACTGCGACCGTCTCTTGCCTGAGTAATTGTAACGTGGCAAAAGTTGATCTTGGCGAGACACGCCATTAAGGAGCGCTGCCAACGGTACATCGCGCCTTTGTTCTGATGCTCGCGCTCCCGCTTGGCGGCCTCCGGGTCGCTGGAGGCTTCTCCAGCGGCTTCGATAGTAGCCATGGAGAGGTTATTTTCGGCCATGATCTTTTGAGCAAGAGCCATAGCCGCATCAGCTTCGCCTTCCGTCGCTCCGCCATCGTTGGCGAGGCGTAGCATCTTTTGTATTCTATCAATGATACGTTCGTTCGTCATTTTGCTTTACTCCGGGTTGGTTGATCGTGGCGCCGGTTGTTACACCAGGCGCACGCGGCGACGATATTAGTTGAGTCGGTTCTACCTCCGTCTGCCTTCCTGACTAGGTGGTCGGCTGTTAGAGTACGCGGATTATTCCACGGTCGCGGCAACTCGCCGCGTCCATGGTATATCATTTCTTGCCCACACCAGTAACAAAGACCGCGCTGCCGCTTGTAGGCTAGGTCGCGGAGCGCGGCTAGGTCTAGCTTTGGCTTACGCTTCTTCATTTAGAGTAACACGATCCAGAAGCATTACAATATGTGGTCTGATGAGATCGTGCCGCTGGTGGTCCGAAGGATATGCCAAGGACGGGACCAAGAACTGGCCAGAAGACAATCGTGACGACTATAGTCGCGACCGTCCAGCTAGCAATCCTTCGTCCCTTACTTGCTGGTCCCTTCGGGAGTACGTCTGCCGTACACGCCCAGACGAACGCGACGACCCAGCCGATAAGCGTCCAGCCGGCGACTACGTTCAGAACATTTATGGCTAGACGTTGCCTGTGGTTCCGTACGCCAGCCACGATGGCTGGTATGAAGTAGGTTACGAGTACCAATAATATAGTCAAGTTGGTAGCCATTTTCTTTACTCCTGGTTGGTAGTTTGGTTAAGGTAGTACCACCGGACCTTCAGTCCGCGCGGCTTCGCGTAGTCTCTTACTTCCATTCTGACCAGGCCGCTCCTAACGGCCAGGTCAATGTCTTTATGATCGTGCCCGCACGCGATAAGCGCGGCGAGGGTCGCGCCGGTAGGACAACCGGCCAGTCGCTCTATTACGCTCATTTGCCATTCTCCTCGATTGCGATAGTTTTGAATCCGAGTATCCTGTCAAAGGTCTTGGCATCGCCACCCTTCTTGAGGAACTCACCATAGGTCTTCGACTTCTTGACCAGCTCATAGGTCGCGTACCGATTACCCGCCTTTTGCGAGAACGGATTGGACTTAACTACGACCTTGATCTTGGCCGTCTCCTTGATAGGCTCCTTCTTAGGTCGCGGCGCTCCGGGAGGGCGCGGCGGACGGGGCGTCTTGACCTTGACCTTCCCATTCGTGACGAGACCCGTACGACGCTGGAGTTGGCTCCGGTCCCACAACTCCTTACACGCGGCGACCAAGTCTAGCTTCTTCGCGTCCTTCGCTTTGATGGGCGCGACGTTCTTGAGGTTGGCGGCAATATCGTTGTAGAGCGCGATTGGGTTAGCCTCAACGCTTTCCTTGATTGCTCGCTCAATATTGATTTGACCCTCAACATCGAAGCGATTACGCCGCGCGTTCCACACGAGGCCAGTTAGGTCGCGCGGCGTAGAGCGCCGCTTCGCTACGCGGTTCTTGTAGCGAATGTCCTTGCGCTCTTGTGACTCCTTTAGAACTTGCTCGCGTACTTCTTGGTCGCGGGTCTTCTCCGCTTGCTTCTCCGGGGAGAGAACGTAGCAAGCTTTTCCCGGTCCAGTTAACCAACTGGGCCGGGAATTACCCGGCCCACGCCTCAGGTCATCTGGAATGCCGTCATCCTCTCTCTGTCCCTGTGGGGCCAGCTTTGCCTTAACAACAACGCGCTTCATTTGCTCTCTCCTTGACTATACCAGCTGCGGCCTTTTGTAACCTTGATCGCCTCAAGATTCAGCATCGGCGACCGACCATTGAAGTGGCAAGTTGAACTCGGCAAACCTGTGTCGAGTTCAATAACAATACGCTTGACTGCTTCCCGGCGAAGATTGAATGCTGCCGCGATGACCATCATCGGAGCTGACATCAGGAACGTATCCTCTCGGGAGGAGTACACGTTGTAGAGTTGAGTCGTTGCCATTTTGATTTACTCCTGGTTAGGTTAGGTTGAATTAGAAGTCTGCTCGCCACTCTCCATCAACGAACTTGACATAAACGTGGCAGGTCTCTTTATTGGCATCGACATCGTCAAAGCCAATTTCGTCTTTGTAGTTGATCGTATAGATCACGTCGCCGGTTATTGTAACACCATCGTACTCGGCGGCAACGATCTCTCCCTTCTCGAAATTGTAGCCTCCAGCATTAAGAGCCTTGACTACGAACTCCAAGGTGGACGTTCGCTTCTTCCCGTTCATATCAAGTAGGTTGGCTTCGAGTTTGGGATTGAAGAAGCTACCATCGCGCATAGCCTTGACGATGGCGGTCTTGTCGTTGTTACGGATCATTGTCTTCTCCTCTCGCTGGGCCTTGGCTGTTAATCGGATTGTCGTGAGTCGCGCTTGACCGGTTCGGCCTCGCTCGATGATATTCTCGCGCTTCGTGTTCATTTGCTAATCTCCTTTAGTTCAGTACAAAGATGCCACAATCAACGATGTGGCGAGCGTTCCACATATCGTCGGGATTAATGACCACCACCGGGTAGTAGCGATCATTCTGTATCGCGACGAATGTCTTTGATTGCTTGGTCAAGCCAGCAACTTTAGCCAATCGCGCGCGAGCGCCAGCCTCAGTTCCGAGGCCAGGCCCTTTGAAGTTGAAGTCCATTTGCTAGTCTCCTTTGTTATGGAGTCAGCAGCACGCTGCTCCCAGGTACGCTACTCTCACTAGCGTACGCAGCAGCAATCCATGCGGTCTACTCGGCGGGTACGCGGCGAAGCGCCGTCTCTCTATTCGATCTGTTCGATGTGGGAGAGCGTGGCGCCGCTCGCGCGGCCTTTCGACTGTTCGCTGGTTGGGTCGGGATTTTCGTTCTCGCGGTCGGAGCGCGTTACGTCTTTTCGGTCTCGCTACTGCGGCCGAAACGCGCGCCTCTTTTTTTAATCTCTCGTTGCCGTCTGCCGGTCGGAGATTAAGAAGTGGGGTCCGTTTGCTCGACTCAGCGGCTAGCTCTGCGCGGTGTGGTAAATTTCCGCGCGGCTTCCGCCCGCTGGCGAGAACTCTGATCCGTCGTTTCAAAGAGCCCGGGACTTTTCCCGTTTAGGTCCCTCGGCGCAACCAGGGCGACTAGGAGAGACCCACCTTTTTCCGTAGCCTCAGCGTAACCAGGACGACTAGGAGGCTTAACCAGTCTTTATTATCCCCGAAAGCGGATCGAAAGAAAAGCGAAAAAATAGGCTTATAAGGGTCGGAGGCCACTAGCGAATTTCCCCAGTCCATTCCGGGTCTCTTCTTTCGACCTTTTTTCTGCGCGAAAAGAGCCTGTGGGAGGCTCCGGGAGGCGGTTCGGGAGGTTCAAGCAGGCTTCGGGGCTATTTGAGGCGCAAGTCTTCTTCCCAAGCGTAGAACGTCTCCTTGCCGTTTATAAATTTGTACATGATACGGTCGATCATAACAAATTGATTATCAGTAATAGTAGGAACGGGAATTGTCATCGGGTATGTTATCTTCGCCAGAGCGGCGCGACCCTTGACCTTTACTATTTGATTTGGTGCGAACTTAGTCTCTGACTTCGCCATTCCAGTCTCCCTTGAATATCGAAAGGACGATAGTCCAATTCCAGCGCGCCGGTCCACCGGAGAACGAAGCGATGATTGGCGTCCCCTTCAATCCGTCTTCACTTAGTGACCGAACATTTTGTCCGGCCACTAAGTATAGATCGTCAGCGGCGACCTTGCGCGGTCCGATCTTTGCCATTCTTCGGATAGCAAAGAAGGTGTGTCCACCGTCTTTGCTATGACGTAGATGCCAACCGATCTGGTCGGGCTGTACTCGTACGGCCCAAGCGTTCGTCTTCTTATTCTCAACCCAGAAGTCTACGCCATCGAAGCAGCCGTTCAGATCAGGAACTCCCGGCTCAGTTAGTCCGCTCTCAATAGACGACCAGTGGACTTGCGGAAGATGTTTACGAAACAGCTTTCGCAATTCTCCATCGCTCATTGTTTATCCTTTCAAGTCGCCAGTCTTCTACAGTTTCACCGGCCGTATGAGTAATCGCGGCAGGAACCGGAACCGTAGCTTGTCGCGCCTTTCACGCTTGCCCGTTGGCTGGCACGGATGCAGGGAAAGTGCCTGCTGCGATATTCATTGTTCAAGGTCTCCTAGATATTTGATCCGTTCTACTCGAATCATCCGGAAGTCGGGTGGGACGGTTCCCTTCACAGCGTAGAGGGAGGTGCCTGGACGACCACGTTCCACGATCGCCTTCCCCATCCGTTCGTAATCGAGGCGACCAATCCGGCAATATATATCATCTGTGTCGTCTCTTAGGAACAGATTGAGGTAGGCGGTAGGTCCCGCCATCTTCTTTCCGTTCCGCTGAGCGATCTTCACCGTTTCATTTTCGTCGCGCGGAACTATTCGTTGTGCCACGCCTATAACGAGATGAGACGGCCATCCTGGCTCCGGGGAGACGTTTGATATTGGCGTTGGTTCCGTCGCGATGTTCGCATCCGTCAAATTAGGATAAAGTTGATGGATGCGATCTCGCACCGGCCACAACGTATCAATCTCGGTTTTTGCTTCGTCAAGCCGCTTTTGTACGGCTGGACGAAGCAATTCCCCACGCCGTCTCATCGTAAGAATTTCTTCCACAGTCGCGGGACCGAAACCTTTTATGTTTGTTAGGGGACCGACCAAGTATTTATGGTCACCCTCTTGAACGGGTGACCATAAAGCATTGCTCCGCTCCCTATCAATCGAAACGTAGCCGATGCCCTCCTCCTCCAACTCGCGTAGGATAGCAATTTGACGGATGGGATCACTCTCCGCATCGAGCGTAGCCGCAGCAAACTCAACTGGATGGTGAGCCTTTAACCAACAGCACCAATAGGAGACGAGGCCATAGGCTACCGCGTGGGACTTATTGAAGCACCACGAACCGTAAGCGCAGAGACCCTTCCAAAAATCGTCGGCTAACTCTTTCGACATTCCGCGCTTCATTGCGCCTTGCTTCCATGGGTCGCCATATTGATTGAAGAACTCCTCGCCCAGCGAACGGCTCATCGCTTTCCGTAGCGCGGTGACTTGCTCCCACGATAGGTCTCCGATCTCGCGGCCAATTTGCATAACTTGTTCTTGATACGTGACGACGCCTAGCGTCTCTTTTAGGTATGGTTCCAAAATCGGATGCGCGTAGTTTGGCGGCTCTGTCCCGTTGCGCCGGCGCACCCACTCGTTAGCTCCGCCAGTAACCATCGGTCCGGGACGCGCGAGCGCTGTGATCGCGATAATATCGTTCAGTGACTCGACTTTAATTTGTCGAGTCAAAGATTTGAGCGCGCCTCCCATGAATTGGAAAACGCCGGCATAGTGTCTGCGATTGAGAACCTCGAATGCTGCTGAATCATTCAGCGGGATACGATTAAAGAAATCGTATTCGTCTGGGCGACCGATTAGACTCAAGCACCTTTCAAAAATTGAAAGTTGTGTCAATCCCAGCGCGTCTATCTTCAAAAGATTGAGGCTCTCGGCATCGTACTTATCGCACATCGCTGACTTTGTCGCGGAATTAACCGCGACGAAGTCAAGCACGGGCTCCTGCGTCATTACGATACCCGCTGCGTGCTGGCCCGCATTCGCGGGATGCCCCTCCATTTCCGCGGCAACCATGATCTCCGGATGCTGGGCGAGGAGTTTGCGCCCGGCGTCCGTGTCCTTGAGCGTATCTTCCAGTTGCTGGAGCGCTCGCGCGTCGCCGGACGAACGGACAATGATGTTGTCGAGAACGTCATTGACCATCCACTTCGGTATCTTGAGCGCTGTTCCGGCGCTATTGAGGGCGAGGCGCGGCTGGAATGTACCGACGGTCCCGAGACGCGCCACGCGCTCCTCACCGTATTTACGCTCAACGTAGTCAAATACCATTTGTCTACGTTGGTCGCTAAAATCGACATCGATGTCCGGTAGGTCGGAGCGCGTTGTATCTATAAATCGCTCGAACAGAAGGTCAAATGGGATTGGATCGATCGCTGTTATCTCCAGGAGATAACAGACGAGCGATCCACAGCTTGACCCTCTGGCTGGGCCACAGATCATTTGCTCGCGCGCGTAGCGCATAATATCGGAGACGATGTAGAAATAATCCTCGAATTGTTTTGATGAGATCATTGCTAGTTCTCGATCTAACCGATCACGGTAGACGTGATTGGTTAGATCGACACCTAGTTTGAGTGCTCCTGATAAACACATCTCGCGTAGCGAGATTGGCTTATCAGGTACAAGCATCGTTCCCTTCTTTAGAGTAGCGCTACAAGACGCCAGAATGTTATCTCTATTTGTGATGGCGTTGTCGAGCCAATCTGGCGCGACACCGACACCAGCCATATATCGGCGCCACTCTTCGTCCGATAAGATGTGCTGCGGGAATGTTGCTGTCTGGGCCTTCCGCCAAAGCATTACGCGGTAAAATTCTTTGTCTGCTAACCGTGGATAACGGTTA